ACGCATTACCGAAGAGATTCGGGCATAGGCAATCCGAACACGAAGAAGGTTTCAGCGGCGGACGAAGTTTACGCGAAATACTACAAAGGACGATACTAAATGAGTACAGCCGCCGACGAGTTAATTGAAGCAAACGCCGAAGCTTTTGACGAACTTCGAGCGGAGCTTTTAACGATTGACGGAGCAGAGCCGGAAGTCTATCTCTTACAGAAGAACGAAGAGACAGGAACGTATACGGAGCTACTTCAGTTGACGGCTTCTCACTTTTGGAAGTTCGAAGAGATTCGCGGACAGGTAGCTTTGAAAGTCGCACGAATAGATTCAACGTTCGTTACGGCATACAACGCAATGAGCGACTTCGCGATAGGCGGACAGGTCTACACTTGCGATAGACGCGATAAAGAAAGTCCGCAGGGTTCGCAGTTCTACTATTTGATGTACGGCGTTCAAGACGCTAATACTTACGATGGCACTTAAAGCGAAGCTAACACTTGACAGCAAGATATTCAAACCAAGCGAACGCGAAGAGTTTGAGCGAGCAGTCAAAGCTTCGGCAGAGTTACTTCTTAAGCGAATCAAACAGTATATCATCGAATCAAAGCCTACGGGAAGGACATACCGAATACGGATGCCTTCAGGCAGAATAAAGATTCATCAGGCATCGGCAAAGGGCGAACCGCCTGCAATTTTGACAAGGAACTTGCTTAACTCTATTAAGCTCGTAAAGGTCGGACGCTATACTTGGCGGATAAGAGTTGACGCTTATTACGGAGCTATCTTGGACGCAGAGGATTACGACCTACAAAGGTTCTTCTTCGTGGTAAAGCTCGAAGAACACGAAAGAGAGAACGCAGAGATTCTTGACAGAGCTATCAAGATACTGGTAGAAGACAACTAAGATGAACTTAACACCTTCAGTACAGGAAACGGTCTTAGCGGCGTTAAAGGCGAAAGTCGCACCGCACGTTCCTTACGTCTTCGATTACCTTTACTATTTCGCAGGTCGAGAGGACTTCGCGGCGGTTGCCGGAGTCGATTACGTTAAGAACGAGACAGAAGCCAAGTTCGCACAAATCTTTTTTAAGACGTTTAGAGACAATACAACTCAACCGACCTGCGATGACCCTACAACGTTTCTCGAATACAGACTCGTTGTGTTCTATGAATACAAAGCGATACGGAAAGCGGTTTCGCCTTCGCCAAACACTACCAACTCGCGACAGGAGTTCGTAGCGGCAATCATTAACTTGAGAGAAGCATTTAACTTCAATCAAATCATTACGGCAGGCGTAGCACAGCATACAAGTCTTGTAGTAGTTCAGGACATCATAAACAACGAAGAGTCGAAGTACATTAAAGACGTAAAAGGCGACTACATCGAATTTTCAATAATAGTAGAGGTAACATAAAATGATGAAAACAGTTCTTAAGCACGTAGGCAAATCGTTAGCCACAGGCGAAGCTCTTGACCCGCCGGAGTTTGTTATCGACGGTCAAGACACAATACAGCTACCTTCGGCTGAAGAGCAGAGGTCGGGCTTTAGCCTTTCGACCGAAGCAGAGACGTTGAAGTTGGCAAGGCTCTTTCCGACAATGTTCAAGTCTTTCGTAGTCAAAGACGGTTCGCCCGTTCCGACAACGACCGACAAGAGCGAAGACGAAGCAGACGAGAACAACGAAGAATAAACAGTAGAGGTTAATCACTATGGCAGGTAGTTTCAAACAAAACAAACAAGTCTTCTTGTTCAACTCGGACTTCTATAAGCAAGTAGACTTTGACACAGCGTTAGATGTTGCAAACATCGACGCACGGCATCCTCAAATTAACGGTACGTTCGCTTCAAAGGAGCGGACGCGAACAACTCGTTACGACTGTAACGATGTTGATATTATCGAAGAGAGGATTGACAGTGAGTTCGCTCGAAAACGTTTTCAGTTCGCAGGAACGGCAGAACAGCTTGCCGGTTGGTTAGCCTTCAGCTACGGAGCAATGGCTTCGCCGACAGGAAGTCCGCAACACACTCAGTTCACTCTTTCAAGTACGGGAACGGTTTCGGGCGGTACGTTCGATGCAACGTTTACTTTCGAAGGTCTGACTGGAACAGCAGAAGGCATCGCTTACGATGCAACAGCTTCGGAAGTAGCGGCGGCTCTCAATCAGATTCGTTCTATTAAGAATGGCGGAACGGTAGTAGGAGTTTCAGGCACTATCGCCGGAGACAATCTAATTCTATCGTTCGAAGGCAGATTCGCAAACGCACCTATTCCGGCGGCGGCTTTGACTATCGACTCTACCAACATTACCGGTGGCGGAACAGTCACAAAAGCACGTACACAGACAGGAACGAATAAGGTACACGTAGGTACTCGAAGCGTTTCTGACGTACTTCCGTACACTTCGTTTATCGAAGCGTTTATCGGAGACACGACCGACCCTATTGAATGGCAAGGCTTTGCTTGCGATGTGATAGTTATCGAAGCTCAAAAGGGCGGCGACCTTCTTATCACAGTAGAGCTTATCGGCAAGTCCGAAACCATCGAAGCGGTTGCATTTGCAATTCCGGCTTGCGTTAACTCGCAGGGCATTAACACGAAGGATTGTCGTATCTCGGTCGATGGCAACTTCGTCGCGGCAGGACTTTCAAGCTTCAGATTCGAGAGACGAAACAACATCGTCACTTCGGCGGAAGCATTCGCTTTCGATTCAATTCAGCTTGAAACTAACGAACGCGGAGATAAGCCTACGGAGTCGCTTTCATTCTCGTATCAGGGAAGCAGAGGCGATGCGACCTACGATTCAGCGGACGCTGAGGATACAGTTCCGGTTCTTATCTATCTCGGCATTCCTTCGGAGCGAGTAACGCTTTCGATACCGCAAACAAACATCAAGCTCGGTAGTCCGGCTATCTCGTTTGACGGAGCTTTGAAGAAGTCAATAGTTAACATCGTCGGACAGCCTTACTATGATAATACGCTTCAGGCATCGTCGGCTTTTGAAGCGAACATCGCCCGTACTGCGGCGTTTCTTGTAACAGAGCCGTAAAGATAGACTATCTTGAGCGGTTTCGCTATACTGGCAACGGCAGTCGAGCAATCGTTGTCGTTGCCAAATTTATTAACTAAGGACGGACAAAATGGCTACAGAAAAAACAACGGACACAACGCCCGTAAATCCTATCAAGGACTTTAACATTATCACAGTCTCATTAACCTTCGAAGACTACGAACCGATGCAGTTCAAGTTTCGAAGAGCTTTGACGCAAGAGCTTAAAGAACAGAAACAAGTCTTCTACGGCTTGAACGACGCAGAACAGGCTCAAGGTCGAACGGCATATCGAGTCGGTATTTTGAGCGGAGTATTGCTTGAGACACCGAAGAACGTTCCGAACTACGAAGACGAAGGGCTTGATGTAGACGGAGCATTTCGGCAATACTTTTCGAAGCCGGAGAACACAGAGCTTCTTGACTGGATTTATACAATCTATCAGGGAAAGCTCTACCCAAAAGAACTTATGTAGACGCTTTCCGTCTCGTCTACCACGCGAAGCTTTATTACACCGACCTCGTTGGAGAGTCGAATCCGCAGTTTGACGATTGCCCGACCTACTGTGGTACACAAGAATCGAAGCGTGAAGACTACTGCGAAGGGTGTCCGGCAAAGAAACAACAGGACACCTTTCAACGCATCTTAGAAGAACGATTGACGGAAGAGCTTGGGGATGACTGGAAAGAGTATAGCATTACGAACCTCTTATCAGCTACATCATCGGTTCGCAGTCTTGAAAGCTTAGACGAGAGTAAACGGACAGCGACTACACAAGCATTGATTGACGTACTCGAAGAAGAACGAGCGAAGAAAGAACGCATTGAACTATTCGAGAAGGAACAGGAGCTTTTATCGCTTCAGGGCAAACAGTAGATAACGATGGCAAATAAACTCGAAACAGAATTATCCTTATCAGGTGTCGAGCAAGCCTTTCGAGAGGCGGACGAATTTCGCTCACGGTTAGAAGCTACAGAGAACCTTCTTAACTCCGTTGGCGAAGGGAAGCCGTTTCTCGAAAACGTTATCAACAGATTCATTGACGCTAACGAGCAAGCTGAAGAGCTTACGGCAAAGTTAAGCAAACAGATTCGAGTTAACGTTGATACAGGTAAGCTAGACTCTATGAGTCGGTCTGCACTTAAGCTTACCGGAGATATTAACAAAGTCACGAAAGAGTTAGCGGCGGTTAGAATCGCGGCATCGGTCGAAGAAGACCCGATACTTCTAAAGAAGATGGAGCAGGACGCTCTATTTTTAGAAGCACAACTCTTAAAGATTGATAAGCGGCTTGACTCGTTGGCAAAGAAACGAGCTTTACAAGACGCACGACCAAATGTACCGACTCAAGTTCCTACGGGTTCAGGAGACATCGGCGGAGTTATCGGTTCGCTATTCACAGGCGGAGCGGTACTCTATCAAGCACAGCAAGCACTTCAATTAGCCAAAAGCCTTTCGGACGCAGATAGAGTCTTAGCGTCTTCAGCTAAAGAAGCAGGCATTGAAATCAAAGTCGCGAAGGAAAAGGTTGCAGAGTTTGGAATCCAAGCGAACTTGACAGCAGACGCGGCAGAGCGAACGTATTCGGGCATTCTATTACTGACGAAGGCGGCAGGGCAAACTCAAAACATCGACCGCTTTACAAAAGCGTTTACGAACTTAGCGGCGGCTAGAGGCATCGAGTCCGAAAGGCTCGGAGACTTGGCAAGGATGCTCTCTACGCTTCAGGACGAAGCTACTGACAGGCTTCTAGGAGCGAATCCTTCGCAGTTCTATGATGCTTACGCCAAAAGCATAGGTAAGACGGCGGCGGCTCTCACAGACGCAGAGAAACGGGCGGCTGTAATGAATGAGGTCATTCGTCGCGGCGAGCTTTTCAACGGCGAAGCAGAGAAGCGAATCGAATCGTTAGCCGGAAGGATGGAGCGAGTCTCTAACCTTTTGACAACGATTAAGACGAAGGCAGGCGAAGTTCTAGGTTCGGGCTTCTTAGCACTTGCCGACATCTTTAGCGGTAAAGCCGGAGCAGAGATAGCTAAATCGACGGAAGAGAAAATCGAGATAGCTAGAGGCAAGCAACTTCGAGCGGCGGAGATAGCGAAGCAAAATCTTGAGACACAGCTTAAGCTTATCAAAGAGATTGAAGAGGCAAAGGCTAACCCAACTCGTAACGCACGGAGCTACGCATTATCGAACGTCAACGTTCCGACTACTGTGGGAAGCGACCCTGACGCGGCTAAGAAGCTTCAAGACGAAGTTAACGCACAGCTTGAGAAAGGCAAGGTCGGAGCGGAAGCCTATGTAAAGAGCTTCAAAGATTCGCTAGAAAAATTTAAGGACAACTTAGGCTTTCTTAATATCTTACAGAAAGACCTTAGCAAAGTCGGCTATCAGTTAACGCAAGAACAGCGCTCGGAGCTTGAAGCTTCAATCAATTCGGCAGTCTCTTCAGGAGCAAAGAAAGGCTTCGATAAAATTCTACAGGACGCAAACGCGACGGTAGAAGTTATCTCGAAAGGACTTAAAGACGTACAGAAGTCTACGCAGTTAAACGCGGCTGACAGAGAGCAAGAGATTAAAGCTTTTGAAGCACGACTGAAACAGCAGAACCAGTCGTTGATTCAGCTACGCGATGAAACGCGGAACTTCTTACTTGAGACGCAGAGCAAAGGCAATCCGTTAGCGAAGTTGATGTATGACTTCGAGACGGCGACCGAAAGAGCGGAACAGCGGTTTAAGGTCTTCGGCAAACAGTTCGCCCTTCAGATGGCGGCAATGGAGAAGGCTAACATATCGGAGAAGTTGAACAAGAGCTTCTTCGACATTGAGCAAAGAGCTTTACGAGTCTCGCAGGAGATTACTAGGCTACAGGCTCTAGATAGACCACAGACGCAGAAGTCGGACTTACAGGCGAAGCTTGATAGAGACTTGGCGGAGTTTCGTCGTACAAGTAACTCTACGAATCCTGATACGGCTCGTTACTTTGAACGCAGACAGAAAGAGGTTGACGAGTTTGAAGGCAAGCAACGAGAAGCGGAGCTTGAAGCACGTAGAAGAGAGGTTGAACAGCAAGTTCGATTGATTCAACGTTCAAACCTGACAACGCCGGAGAAGACTACGGAGCTATTGAACGCGACTCAAGCACTTTCGCCGGAAGAACTTGGAGACAGTCTTCGTAAGGTTCGCATTGACGCTTTGAAGCAGTCGGTAGTTGATGACCGCAAACAGAAGCAAGACGCGGCGGATACTCTGAAAGAGCTTCAGACGTTTATGAAGAACTTCAACAAGCAGTTGACAGAGAAGGGCTTAAAGGTTGACTTGAGCGACCAAGCGGTTACAAACATTACAGTCGCTTCGAAGGACTTAGACGCTGAATCGCAGAAGAAGAAAGCACAAGAGAAAGTTCCTTCGCAAGCTGACGTTAAGAAGCAGTACGACGAGTATCAAGCTCACATATAGGTTTAAGCTATGGCAAGATATAACACAGTCAATATCGGTTCGTACTACTTTACGAAAGACGGAACACTTTCGGGGCGACCGTGCCGTCTAAACGTTATCGGACTGGACGCACTTCAATTGACGAAGACAGGAAAGAACGAGTTCGACGCCGAAGGCAACGCTTACGTCTTTCTCGTAGATAAGAAGTCGCAGTTGATTCGAATTGAGATTGAGTACATAACGAAGACAGTCTTCGATAACTTAGTCTCGGAGATACAGGATGCTTTAGACGCAGAAACGACTATCGCACTTGGAGTAGACGGAGACTTAGGAACGTTTTCACTTTCCGTAGTTCCTAAGTTTCCAAAACCGATTACGGCTTCGGGAAAGTTCGACAACGAACGTATTGACGGAGTAGCTTTGGAATTCTATACAACATAAGGAAGGACTTAAACAATGGCAGGAAAATCAGATTGGTTAGAGAACAAGATTCTCAATTACATTTTTAACGCAGGCTCGTTTACTCCGCCCACAAACGTTTACGTCGCATTGTTTACAGTAGCCCCGAACGATGCCGGTTCGGGCGGTACAGAGGTTTCAGGCGGTTCTTACGGAAGAGCGGCAGTAGCCTGTAATACAACGCAATTCCCGACTACGACTACGGGAATTATTACGAACGCGAACGACATTACATTCGCTCAAGCTTCTGCGGCTTGGGGAACTATCGTAGCGTTTGCTTTATACGATGCCAGTTCGAGCGGTAATATGCTCTACTGGAATTCAATCACTCCGCCGAAGCCCGTAGCGATTAACGATACCGTAACCATCGCGGCAGGACAGCTACAAATTGAAGAGGACTAAACTACAATGGCTATCAAGACACTTCAAGGAATGTTTAGAACGTTTGGGCGTAATGAGAGAATTACCTACAATATGGTCTTTCTCTACATCGAACAAGCTTCTACTCTAACCGACATTGCTATCATTGGACGCGATAACGTAGGCATCGGCAGTGGCGACGCTATATTTCAGGTTTCCGTCAATGGTGTACCTATTTTTGCAACAAGCCCTTCCGATACTCGTCCGACTATGGCAGTAGGAACTAGAAGTGTCTCCGTTTCCGGCTTATCCGTAAGCCTAGCTCAAGGCGATATCGTAACGTTAGATAAAATCAATACAGCTTCAATCTACACACCGCTTGCTTTGCAGTTAACGCTTAGATATGAAGGACAGTTGTTTGCGGCAACCTCGACCTCTTCCGTGTCTGTGGGAAACAGCGGAACAAAAACATTCACTACACAAGCCGGATTGAGTTATCAGGTCGGAAGTCGCATTAGAGTAGCTAGAGCTTCCGCACCTACAACAACTTGGATGGAAGGCGTAGTTACTTCCTACAGCGGAACAACGTTAGCGATGACAGCAGACCTTTCGTTAGGTAGCGGAACTTATACGGACTGGAATATCTCATTAGCAGGAGAAAGGGGAGCTACAGGTGCAACAGGAGCTACGGGTGCAACAGGAGCTACAGGTGCGGCAGGAGCTGATGGAGTCGGAATCCCTACAGGCGGAGCGGCAGGACAAGTTCTTACGAAAGACTCTACAACGGACTATGATACAAGTTGGCAAGATTCGGGCGGCGGAGTTCCGGCAGGTGGTACAGTCGGACAAGTACTTACGAAGCTCAGTAGCGTAGACGGCGATGCAGACTGGCAAACTCCGGCAGGGGGAGCGGCACAGCTCATCTTTGGCGATGCCTTTGCTTCAAGCCCTGTCGATTCCGAGTGGTCAACAGGCGGCGGAGTCTCTGCGGCTATCTCAAGCGGAAAACTTCGTTTAACGGGTACGTCTTCAGGACATATAAAAACAACCACGAAGACAATAACGCCTTTGCGTAGTATTCAGGCGGCTTTAGTTAGCGTTCCTTCTACGAGCACGGAGTACGCCGGAATCTCTTTTGGCGATGGTACGTACTTTGTCTATATGTATACGCAAGGCGGAGCTATAAAAGCTTACGGCGACGGCGGACTCGGTGTTACTACTATTGTAGGCACTTACAATTCGACAACACATAAGTACTTCCGACTGTACTTACTTAACAACAATACAGTTCTTTGGCAAACAAGTCCGGACAGCGTTAATTGGACTACACACTTTTCGAAGACGTTAAGCATCGACTTTACTACCAGTAGTAATTACGCCTATATGCGTATTTGGTCGTCCGGCGGTTCGGTAACAGCAGACTTCGATGACTTTAAGCTTATTGATTGGTCAAACTTGGGCGGTAGTATTTAATGGCATTAGTTCAAGACGTAACAGAATTTGATTTAGATTCTCTTATACCTGACGGAGAGAGTGAGTCTAACCTTGCCCCGTTTATGCTTGCAACGGGCTTCGGACAACCTTCTGTCGTTTTAGGTATTCGTTCGGGTTTGGGAAGACTTAAATCTACAGGTCTTGCTACGGCTTCAGCGAGTCTCACAAACGCTTTACTCTTAGAGCTACAGGCTACCGGACAGGGTACAGTAGAGAACACGTTTATCCGAGTTAACGACGAAGCTAATGTCTTTCTACAAGTAGAGAGTTTAGGAACTTCAGAGCTTACAGCGTCTTTTACTAAGTATGTAGATATCTCTACGGTTTCGAATGGTACGTCTTTATGCTCTTTGAATCTAACTCAGCAGTCTAATCCCGAATTGGATGTCATTCATTTTATGATAGACATCCTACCGGCAGTTAACGTATCTAGATACCGACAGTATCACGCTCGATGCTCTATCAACGGCTCTAATTTACCTATAGCAAGTTTTTCTCTAAGAAGGTCGTCCGTTAGTTCTACCTTCACAGCACGTCTAGCGAATTTAGCAGACCGAAGCCTTATCATTGCAGGAGCATCTTTTAAGTTTGAAATAGGTGAGACAGTCTTAGGCACTACAACTTGGCGAACAATTTTTGATACGGCAAAGCTTTCTAGTCGGTCGTACAGTATCGGTATGGCAGACTCTTCGCCGACTGATACGTTTTCTTTTAGTACAAGCTCAAATCTAACAACCAGACTGATGAAGACACCGATACGGAATACGGTGTATTACGACCCTTACCGGACAACGGTAGAATCAACAGCTATTGAAGTATTCTACGATACGGGTGGACAAGCGTATGCAAGTCAAGTAATTCCGTTTCCGTCGATGAAACTCTATACGTTGTTTCAAGAGGTTTTTGTTACTCGATGCGGCTTTACTAGCTACGTAACTAATTTGCCAAACTATCCAATTAAACGGGCAGACTTCCCGTTTCAGCGGAGCTATTACGAATCGCTTCGCGGATTGATTGGAATGTTTGACCTCTCTATCTCTACATCAGAAGACGGAACTATCGTTTACATTCGAGATACGACGAACGGAGTTCCTGCGGGCTTTCCGTCTCCTAGAACGTTAACAACAACTAAGTATAAAGCCTTTCAGAGACAAGACCAAGAAAGTCGCGTACAAGCTTTACGGCTGAACTATATCTCAAACGAAACCGAGCTTACATATAAGGTACAAAGACTCGTACAGACCTCTAAAGACTTAGGCAACGGTTTGACCGAAGAGACGGATACGACCGTATTTGATATTTACAGCGTTACATATCCTACAACAGTTTTAAGAACTATTCCAGATAGAATAGAAAAACGAGTGTATCAAGGAGCTATTCGGGTAGCTACATATAACGAGAGTTACACATACAATTCGGAAAACCGACCGACACTGATTACAAAGACACAGGAAGCTCTTTTACCTACAGTCGGATTAGACGAGACTATAGACGAGACGCTTCCTGTAACTAATCAGCGGTTTTCAAACGAAACAACAAGGATAGAGTACTCAGAGCATCCTTACGTTCTTCGTGCAGTCTATCAAAAACAGATTGTTACACACTCTATCGGACTCGTGGTGCAAGACACTGAAAATACATATTTAGGACAACCTTTCTATCAAAGCTTAGTAGATGCACACAGAGCCGGAAACGCAAAAGACGGTATGCAAGTCTTTACTCGTCCGATAGAAACAGTAATAGAGAACTATTCTCCGCAACCAAACGGACAAGTAAAAGCCGAAGTTCGTACAATCAACCATATACGCGACGAACTGGCAGTAACCAATAACTCTGACGAAAGAGCCGGAGACGCCGCAATCAGCTACGCCGGACAATCTACACAACGTCTTTTAGTTCTCGGTAATGACGGAGACACGCTAACAGGAGCAGGAGTCGAAGACTTTCATATCGGAGAATTGCCCTTATATCTCGGCATACCGTTAGCACGACGCAAGCTTAAAAAGATGCGTACATATCAAGGTACAGCTTCGGCAGACCTTCTAGGGCTTGACCTAGATTTACTAGAAGGCATTGCCGTTAGTCTGACCGGACGCGATGGAAACCCTGAAGGCAATATAGTCGTTACATCCGTTCAAATAGTTGGTAACGCTTTAGGAACAGAGAACCAAGATATTACGCAGACCATTGAAGGAGAGCGGATAAATGTTTGATACAGACAATACGTTTATCAACCAATATACAGGAAGCATCGAAGCAGGGGCTACACAAACGGCTATAGTTCGAGTGGACTGCATCACCGGAAAGACGCTCAAAGCCTCTGTGGTAAGTGACCTTACCCTTACAGGAAGGCTTTACGGTACGTCTGACAGCTTCACCGACCTAGAATCGACAGGGATAGACCTCAGCCCGTATAATGGAACACGTAGAAGCTTTGAGATTCGAATCGTTGCGGCAAGCGTATCTAGAAGGACACGAGCGTTCGATTTATTTGTAGTATAAGTAGTAGGTAGTAGATTGGAAAAAAAATTTCCGCAAAATGTTGACATACTGATAACTAAGACTCGCAGGAATAAAGACGAGTCTACGGTTAAACGCTCTTTGACAAGTAAGCGACCTATCAGTCAAAAACGTCGAAAGACAGTTGACCACAGGAGAACTCAGAAGCGGGGGCTTATTGAATTCTACGACTTAGGCAACATTCTAGAAGGCACGACATTTCAGACTGTTCCAAGTTTTCAAATTGTTCCGCCATTTCAATACACTCCGGTAGTAGATGGATTTTCTCACGGATACGTTAGAGATTTATTGGCGAACGACTATACAGCTCTTGATAGCTTTATACTTGGATACGGAGTAGAGACGTTTAAGAGTAAGTTTAAGAAAATACAGAAAAACGCATCGCTACAAAGCTCGAACGAGTACAGACTTCGGTTTGCGTTAGAGCCTGACGTTTCAGATTTTGGATATCTAGATGATAGTACAAAGTGGACGCCTGAAGGTTTATCGGTAACGGAAGAGGAAGTTGTATCGGGCATAGCTCTATCTAATGGAGCATTCCCTAATCCAACACCGAACTACGTAGAGACTGTTCCTCTTTCTTGGTTTAGGTTTAGATTTAACGACTTTGATGATGTGTTTTGGTTAAAAGAACACGCTACACAAAAAATAACAGCTACTCCGTCTTTTAGTGATAACAGCGTTCCTTTTACGCCTTCAACTACAATGAAGGTTTATTTAATGCCAGAACTAGCGAAAGCTTTTGGTTACAGTCTCGTTCTACGAAGCGATGGAAGCGACACCAGTTGGTTAAACTTATTTTATCAGGTACAGCCGCGAGAGTGGATGAAACCGTCTAACACTCAGTATCGAAAATACGGGTTTGATAATCTATATCCGACAAGCAACAGCCCTTCGGAGTATGCGTATAACATAACCATACTGCAAGGCTTTCAGGCTTTGTCGAACAGTAGAGGCGAACACAGCTCCACAGACTTAGGCGGAGCTATCAGCTCAGGATTCGAGTACGCACCAACAAATACTACACTGTATCCTCAAACTGTAAGTTGGCGATGCGGTTGGGAAATCCCTTCAATTGATGCGGACTCGGAAAAAGGAGTATTGATAGCAGTCGTAGAGAAAAGCTCTACATTCTATTATTTTTGGAAGAAGCTATAAAGGAGATAACACACTATGAGTAATGTAGTAATACCGAAAGGCAGACCGCAACGTTCTGAAGCCGATTTGCTTAAGTTAGCACATCACTTCTTCGGAGACAATTTGCCTGACGTTTTGATTATCGGCAATCGAGGATACTATCTCGACAGTCAAGGAGTTAAAGGCGAGAACGACATTGAGACTTACGACGACGCAGTATTCGTCTTGGTCGAGTCCAAGCTACGACAAGCGTTCAACGCAAATTGCGACCCTTCAAAGAAGAATCGCGATATGGCAATGCTTGATGAAGGCATCTACTACTTCTATCAAGGAAAGCACAAAGGCGAATACGATGCACTTCGGGCTTATCCTGAAGGAGTTCGTCTACCCTGCAAACGGCAGAACCGGCTCGGAAAATGGTACAAGAGTTTTTGTTCTCTTATAAACATCCATAAAGGCTACTTCGGTACTACAGGCTCGGCAGGGTGTCAAACAATTATCAAGACGCAATGGTCGGAATTCATTGGTCTTGTATACGGGGCAATGAATCGCCTCAAACGCAAGAAGGTCACATACCTTCTAGTCGAAGAGAAAACCGCAAGAAAGATACTAGGAGCGTAATTGATGTTGCAGATAATTAGAGACAAGTTCGACGTAATCCTTGTTACCCTTGCCTTAGTTATTGTTGGGGCAACTTGGGTGAACTTAGGATTCGAGGTCAAGCTTGAACCTTACGTGTTCGCTCTCTTCGGCTCGTGGTTAACGGTCTTAGGACTACGACCACGACCGAATATAACAACGGATACAATCAAGGCGGAAAATATCGAAACCGCAAATACGGAGAAAGGCGATATTTATACACAACCTTCTTCGAAGACAACAAAGCACAAGGAGCAATAAAAATATGTTTGGATGGAAAACACTTCTATTGATGGTTTTGCCAATGCTAGAGTCTATCGGCTATGCAAAGGTAAACGAAGACGAGAACGAAACCGGCGTTGACGACATCATCGGACAGTCGATTCTTTTCGGCGTTAAGATATTTCGGGCAGTTCTTTCCGGTGACACGGAAAAGCTCAAAAAGATGCTTCCAGATTCAGCGAAAACAAAGCTTGTATCTAAAGAGTCTTTTACCGTACCGGAAAACATCTAACACGTTTCGGCGTGAGCTTTTGATGAACATTAGCTCACGCCAACGTTTTACGGAGTAAGAAAATGAACGAACACATCGCATTTGTTACAGGAGCTATAGTGATTACAGTAGCGGTTATTGGTACAGCCATAGAGCTACACCTTTCAGCACGAGAAGTCAGAAACGAAAGGCTCAAGAGATTCCTATATCGCGGTACGCTCTTACTCTACATATACTTTGGAATGCGACTACTAGCGGCAATACTAGACGAGTACATATTGGTCGAGCATTCAGAGCTTTGGGCTACGTTAATGGCTACAATAGGATTTTGGTTATCTACGTACTTTTCAGCTTCAGCACTGAGAAGAGGTTTATTCAAACAAAAGCGGTCACAAGAAGCTATACACCTTTCAGATATTCTACAAGGTAGACGGAGCTTAATCGGAGATATAGACCATTTACTTTACGAAATAGAGCAAGGCAAGCTAACCCTCACAACTTTAGACCAGTCTCTATGTCCTTATGTTCGAGATAAGGCTAAAGATTAAAAATGCTAATGCTACTACAATTAACAGAAAACTTGATTACACTACCTTCGCGAGAACGTATCGTAGAAGCGGTTATTATTGCGTTTTGTGTCGCCCTAATCACTTGGTTCTTTGCAAGACGTAAGAACACTTCAGAGGCAGTAAAGAATGAATCTGAAGCTACTCTTAACGAGTCTGAAATTATTCAAAACTACATTAAGACGGTTGCTGACCTTCAAGGACAGATAGACAGTTGGCTCATTAAGATAAAAGGTTTACGGATAGAGGTCACTACAGTAGAAGACCTTAATACCGAGCTTCGCAAGGCAATTATAGATATCCGAGAAGAAGAGCGGAGAATCGTCGAAGACCTTAAATCTACCTTCAAGCACGAACGAGAACGTTTACTTGAATCAGTTACAAAGATTCTTCGTTTGATGAAAGAGGTTACGGAATCTTTGAATAATACGCAGATTGAGCAGGCAATTCGAAGGGATACGGTTAGAATCCTCGAAATGCTCTACGACCTGAAAGAAAGACTCGAAAACGCCCCTGTAGACTCTGAGTAAAACTTTCAATCCTGCTAGGATTCCTCGTAGCAGGGCTTCAGTTCCGGTATTCTGTCCTAGCTTGATAGCTTTCGGCAGGAAGTCTTCAGCAGAGGCGATTTGTTAAGGTATCTAGATATCTTTGACAGGGATTTTTCCACAGAGGGCTTGGAGACTTCCAACGGGCTTGTTCCGGCTCAATCCTGTAGTAGGTCGGTAGTAGGCTTCGAGCTGAGTAGTATACTATAAGAGAGAAAAACTTTTTTTCTTTTTTCAGAACTTTTTTTTTGAGAGTATACTACTCTACTACAAATGCTTCAAACCCTTATAATCATTAGTCGAAAGTAACTTTTTCAAAACCTACTACACGTATACTACCGACCTACTACACCTACTACAACGTGAGAAATCAGAGTATGTTTCTGTCGCTTCAAAAAGTTAAATCGTTTTTTTTTGATTTAAGTTTTTCCTTCTATATATACTACTCGCCGGAGCTTCACGACCGGCAGGACAGACCACATCCGCTCCTGTGGTTAACCTAGTTGACAAACGAAAACGCCTTGAGCTACAGTTAAGCTCGATATGAAAAAAGACGAACACAGCGAGAAAGAGACTTGGACGCTCGTAAGCATTCTATTCTTTCTTATCACACCGTTCCTATACATTGCCGGATTGCTTTTATGGCTTTTCGACATTCTACCATCTTACTCGATGGTTAAAGGCGATTCGACAGCTCAAGTATTTTGGAGAGTCGGAGACGTACAGGAACACTTGACAGTATTTATCAATCCAACAAAACCAAAGGAGAATCAATTCACTATGATTACAGTAAAGGCTACACAGCCTAATTCATCTTTCTCTATCAATATCGCTTCGGCGGCTGACTCGGAAGGCAATCCGATTCCGGCTTCCGACTTCAGCTTATCCGAGCCACAGTCGGATAATCCTTCTGCGGTCGAAATCATTTCTTGGAATGCAGAAACTCGAAGAGGCGAACTGCATTTTGGAGTCACACAGCCGGACGGTTCTCCGAACATCGCTAACCTGACGGTTAACATTTTGAACGCCGATGGTTCAGTTGCCGCACCGCTTGGAGAGCAGGTCGCTATCGTTCACGGCGACGTTGCAACGTTCGAAGGTTCTTTTGCCTTCGAGTTAGATACGCCTACAGTTCCGGCGACCGAAGCACCTACGTCAAACAGCGGTGATACAGGTGTTCCGATGGCAGAGCCGGAAACTCCGGCTGAAGAGCTTCCGATGGCGGAAACCGAAGTCGAGCTTCCGATGACGGAAACCGAAGAGCCTTTGACAGAGCCTGAAGACTTGGGCGGGTAGTTGACAAGCCGGACGGTATAAGCTAGAGTGTCCTTGAATGGTCATCTTGGTTCTTGCCGAACGGGTTGAATAACTTTCAAACACAGGAAGACGCCTTTTTAACAGAGGGCGTCTTTTTTAGTATCTAGACACCTTTAGTAGTAGGTGTAGTATACTCTTCGAAGTCCTTTTTTATTGAGCTTTTCAGTAGTTGACAATTAGCTTTGAAGTGAGCTACACTCAAATCCTTAGTTCGAATCAGGAACAGCTTCAAACAAAATAAGTATGAGCAACACAGTTACGGCATTGACCGACCGTATAGAGGTTATCGCGTCTCCAACACTTAAACAAGCATTATTTGAAATAGGTAATGGAAAGTTCTTAGGAAGTTGGAACAAGTTCGTCTTTCCTAAGACTCCTATTACAGCTTCAAAGATTGATAGTGTCTTTACGGACGCAGGATTAACTTCGATGGACTATGAAGCTAACGCAGAGTTCAATAAGATTCTCTACAAGAACGTTGATATAGTTAACGCACAGCGTTGGAAGGTTGAAGACGCTTCGGAGCAGCCTATCACTAGAACTTCTGATTTATGGCAACATCAATTGAACGCTTATCATTTCGGCAAAGACCTTCGAAGCGTTATGTACTGGATGGGTGTCGGAACAGGAAAGTCGAAGTTAGCAATCGACGTAATGCAAAACCGACAAGCTAAGAAAGTCCTTCTTATCTGTCCGCCTTACATTCATCGCGACGATGAGACTTGGACAAAGCAGTTTCGACAATACATCAAAGGCGATTACGTATTTCATCGTTGTTTGAAAGGAACAGTCAAACAAAAAGCCGCAGACGCTAAGAAGTTCCTAAAGAAAATGGAGAACTCTTCAGCTACGGCGATTATAGGCATCAACTATGAGAGCTTATGGCGACCGGAATTTGAAGAGTTCGTAATGAGCGAACGGTTTGACCTTCTTATAGGCGACGAGTTCCACAAACTCAAGTCTCATAATTCGCAAGTCGCTACGTTCGTAGCAAAGGCTTCGAGAAACTTTGAACAGGTTCTCGGACTTACAGGAACAGTAATGTATGCAAATCCTTTGGATGTTTTTGGGCAATATCGTATCTTGGATTCAGCTATCTTCGGGACAAGCTTCACTCGCTTCCGTTCACGCTACGCGGACATATACAACCATAACGGTATCCCGATTATTAAGGGATATGTCAACCAAGAAGAGTTGGTAGAGCGAATAGCACCGATAACGTATCAAGTCGATGAAAGTGTTCTTAACCTTCCAGAGCCGATACACGACGTTAGGACGTTCGAGCTTTCGCCGGACGAACGGAAAGTTTATCGACAGATGGAAGAAGAAGCGGCTTTAGACTTAGGACAGGAGAAAGGCTATACAGTAGCTACTCACATCCTTACAAAGCTTATGAGGATGCGACAGATTACAGGCGGAGTCGTACCTCTTCAAGATTGGGAAACTGATGAAACACGTATAACACGAATCGGCGACTCGAAGAAGCAGTTATTCAAGTCGATACTTGATGACCTTCCGAAGCACGAGCCTATTGTTGTCTTCGCTAGATTCATCGCAGACCTTCAGATGGTCGAAGAAGCGGCTAAAGAGCTTGGACGGACTTATGGCGAAATATCAGGTAGACGTTACGACAAGAATGAGTGGAATACTGGAAGCATTCAGGTACTCGGAGTTAATGATTCTGCCGGAGAGGGAATGGACTTCACAAGAGCTAACTACGGCTGTTTCTTCTCTTATGATTACAGCATTGGTAAATTCAAACAATGCGTTGGGCGAATCCGAAGACCGCCGAACACTAGGTTCGCCTACTTCTATCACCTTACAGCTAAGAATACTATAGACGAGCAAATGTATACCGGAATCAAAAACGGGGAAAACCTGCTACACAAAGCCGTAGACTATTTAAGGAGCATAAAAAGCTAATGCCGGCACAACCAACTAAATTGACAGGAGCGACGAACGATTTGATGAAAGACATTATTTCGTCTAATCCACTTTACAAGTTTCGAAAGGCACAACAGCCTGTTTGGAGCTTGCGAACAGCGGCAATCTATATTGGCGTTAGTCCGCAAGCAGTTAGCAATTGGGAATCAGGAGCACTCTATCCTGAAGAGCCAAACATTCGGGCAATTGCACGAGTGATGAATACAACGTCCGAGAAGCTCGATGCTTCTTGGAGTCGTTGGTGGAATAAAACGAGAGAGACGGTACAAACATCATAGGAGACAAGCAAAATGGCGAACAGACATAAAACCTTCACGGACTTATTTAAGTCTAAAGTAGAAGAGGAAAATCTTACACTTACACAACAGTTCAAGCTTCTACAGCTCCGTAAGAAAGAGCTAGAGGCAAAGCAAGCCGAAGTTGCAGACCTTATCTACACTTGCGAAGAGGCTATTTTTGCGGAGTGGGAAGCTGAAGGCGTTGCGACGGTCAAACTCGATACAGGCGAGACAGTCTATACTCATTCGCAGTATTGGGCTAAAGCCGCACCGAAGCTTGATAAGAAAGGCAACCCGATTACGGACAAAGACGGCAACGAGCTTTACTACAGTAAAGAAGACATCATTAAAGCGTTACGGGCTTCCGGCTTCGGCGACCTTATTTCGGAAGGATACAACTCTAACAGCTTGAGCGGAGTTATCCGAGAGCTGAAAAAGAATAAAGAAGACATTCCCGAACCTCTTGCAAAGGTCATTACAGCCGAGCCGACATACTCAGTTCGTATTCGAGGTTTGAAGGCTATTACGGAGACTCTTCTAGAAGAAGACGAAATACCGTACTAAAGCAATCCGTTGGAGCGGTCGTTACGAAGCAACTGGACGAAAAGTAAGCACTCCAAACAAGCTTGTCTTTTCCGAGAGTAGAACTCATTAAACATTGAACAAGGAGCATTGAATAAAATGGCTAAGAAAGAAACAGCCTTGACGATAAATATGCCGAGAGCATTGAGCGGTCGAGGTTTCGATACAGTAAAGGAAGTCATTCAGACTAACTTAGGTGCTAACAGCGGTTTGAGCTTTTCCGACCTTACGAAAATCTCGATGCCCGCCGGTGGCGGTACAGTTTGGGAAATTCCTACATCTGATGGCAAACATCAGAACGCCGAAAGCATTGAAGGCGTTGTCGTAGCTTTTCAGGACGGCAAAGCTTTTTGGAAGGACTCTCTTGAGGATACTGGCGGCGGAACCCCTCCGGACTGCCGTTCGACGGATATGATAAAAGGTGAAGGAACTCCTGGCATACTTTGTTCCGAGTGTCCTAACAACGAGTTCGGTTCTGCGATGAAAGGAAAGGGCAAAGCCTGTAAAGACCTTCGAGTCCTTTACATCCTCTCCGGCGATTCACTTCTTCCGAAGGTTGTCGTAGTTCCGCCGACATCGCTCAAGGGCGTTCGCAAAGCGTTCCTTGCTTTGGCGGTCGAGGACGAAACTCCTTACTACGGAGCTTTGCTTTCTTTCAAGCTTGAGAAGGACAAGAACGATGCCGGAATCAGCTACTCGAAAATCGTTGTATCGAAGGAAAGCCTTCTAGCCGACGACGATTATCGAAAGGCACAAGCCTACAACGAAATGCTTAAGCCGATGCTGTCCGGTATGACGGTTAACGTTATCGACTCGAAGCCGACATACTCGGAAGACGCAGACGACGAGTAAGTACGTCACACACTTACGGAAGGCTTTGACGAACTCAGAGCCTTCCGTTCTCACTTCTACGCTAAAGGGTACATAAAATGAATCAGTCGATATTGGCATTTCTATTAGCTAACAAACCTAAAAACTATTGGTTATACATTTGGTCAAAAGAAGGCAAGAGTTCGACTTCGAAATGGTTTGATGACGTTGAAGCCGCAGTAGCTTACGCAGAGGATAGAGGCAAGAAAGCCGACACCTACTTCGGCATAGGGCTTACTAACAAAAAGCCTGTGGTAAAGATTCGAAAGGACGCAAAGACCGGAACAGAAAAAAAGGTCACTCCTAGTCAACAACGTCTAGAAGCTTCTGAAGTTGATGGTATTACCTGTCTTTGGGTAGACATAGATTACAAGGATAGCGTTCACAAGAAGTCAAACCTTCCGCCGACCGAAGAAGCGGCGATGACCTTGATTACCGGAATGCCTCTAAAGGCTTCGGCAATCTTACACTCAGGACACGGTTTTCAGGCTTACTGGTTACTCGATGAGTTTTACGAGATTAAAACACCTAAAGACCGTGCAGTCATTTCAAACACGATACAAGGTTGGCAACGTAAGATACAGAATCTTGCATTAGAGAACGGTTGGGAAGTCGATTCGACTTTTGACTTAGCACGAATCTATCGAGTTAATAACACATTCAACTTCAAAGACGACCCGAAGCCTGTAATACTATTGTCGGCTAATCCGGCATCGGTATACTCTATCGAAGACTTTCAGCCACACCTTGAAGAAGAGGTTAAACGGATTAAAGAGAAAGTCGCAACTAAAGAGACTAAAACCGTTGGTAAGTTCAAACTAGAGCCGGACGCAGATGTTCCTAAAGTTAAGTTCGAAGCTTTGATGGAGAACAATCTTCAGTTCAAGAAGACTTGGTTACATAAACGGAAAGACCTTCGCGATACTTCTATGTCAAGCTACGACCTTTCGATAGCGACTATCGCGGCAATGCACGGATGGAAAGACCAAGAGCTTGTCAATCTGATTATCTCGCATCGAAGGCTTTACGGAGCAGACCTAAAGCTTCGCGAAGACTATTACTCGAACACTATCGCGAAGGCGAAAGACTTTCAAGTACAGACTTCGAAGGTAGATAAGGCAATCAAAGCTGAAGTCGTTCCAGACAGTCCAGAAGACAATTTGAAGAACTTATCGACGGCATTCGGCATTGACGTTGTTCGAGTCGAAAAGTATCTATCTGAGCCTGTTCAATACGTTATACACTTTTCGGGCGGTAGGCAGATTGAGCTGAAGGGTTCTGCGGAGTTGATGAGTCAAACCGCGATACGGGCAAAGATAGCCGATGTGCTTGATTTTAGAATCGAAGCGTTTAAGGTAGCAGAGTGGAATCTGATAGTAGATAAGCTTCTAGCTTCGACAATCAAAATCGAGGTCGGTTCAGACGCTACACAGCTCGGACTGGTTTCACACTACTTATACGTTTACCTAGAAAAATACATCGTACACACCGACGACCAAGCGGAAAGAGCTTTACGCCAACTACCTGTGGTTATCGGCGGAGAGTATTGCTTTCAGTTCGACGCATTCATTCAGTTTGTTTCGAAAGAATTCAACGACAACTTCAAACGCTCTGAGCTGATGCAGAAGCTTACACGTCTTGGATGTAAAGGAAAGTCGAAGACGATTAAAGACAAGGCAAACGGTATGACTACATCTAGATACTTTTGGGCGATAAAGACATCTTTCATCGCTGACCACAGAAGAGTCTTAGGACTCGCAGATGACACGCAGTTAGACGATACTACACTATAGGAGACTAAACAAAATGGCACGTTGTAATGATTGTAACAGGTTCGTTGGCTATTCTGATGAAGAGCCGGAAGTACAGACGGAAGACTTCGACTACGACGAAGAGACAGGCGATGTTACATTGAACATCGAGATTCGAAGAGCTTTGTGTTGCGACCAATGCGGTACGGAGCTTAAAGAAGCTTCGTTTATCTTTGACCAAACATACGAAAGAGGTTTGGGAACAGGGCTAGATAAAGACTCTATTGAAATGACGGTCGAAGCTGAGAATTGGGATACCTACAAAGGTAAGGGTCGCGGAATGAAAACGTTCTACGGCGTTCGAGCGACGGTAACGCTCTCGAAGATTGTGCAGGGCGAGAGTAGAGACCTACTTACTGAGACGTTAGAAGACACGCTACAGGCGTCCTACTACGATGAGTGCTAAAATCATCGTAGGCTGTTACGTCCGAGATAAACGTAACAAGGATTCGAAGATACATTTTATCGTTACCGAGATAGACGAACAGAACGACCAATATCGCTGTTCGTCTATCGGCTTTAACAATCAAATTAAAGTCGTTAGGCGGCTTCGCGACCTAGAGCTTGTTGACGATGAGAGGACAGTGGCATTGATAAACGAGTTCAATAACTTTAATCCAAGAAAGACCGTAAATCGTTCGCCTAAGCGGAACTTAAAAAAGAAGTCGCATAACCTTCATAAAGGAACAGCGGCTTCTACTCGTTATAAGGCTTTGATGCCTGACGGCATTCCGCGATACGTTCGCTGTTATGATAATCGCGGACGTTCGGCGGATAGGTATACGGTTTGCTTCGTTGGACGATATCGAGAGAAAACAGATGGACACTGGTTATACGTGACAATGGACGAAAAACCGTTTCATCCTCAAGGAATCGGGTTGAGCGGAGCAGATACTTGTAGGATAGATTATCCGAGCTATCAACATCTAGGAACTAAGATACGGTTCACGGACTTACCCGAAGACTGTCAAAAGCTAGTAGTTGAGCGGTATATGAGCCTTTGGGATATTAAGGAGCAAGGAAATGATAACAAAGCTTGAAGGAATTCTTGAGATACATCACGAAAAGGGCGAGATGCTTTTTCAGGTCGTACACTCGAAAGACATCAGCAAGTATGGCGTAGTGCCTCTACGGATTAAAGGGCTTGAAACTCCAATACCTCAATCACAGAAGGGTTTCACGTTCGAGATTGATATAACGGAGACACGATGGAACGAGCCTGAAGGAGCTATCGTTCCTGAATTTCATTCTGTGCCGGAACGTGACGAAGAGGTAGCAGAGCTTCAGTCGGCGTTCAATCACTCGCAGAGCAAAACAGTACACGAAAAGCCTTGCAGACATTGTGGAAGCTATTACTGTGATGATGGCTCTTCAGGCTGTTTGATTTATTAAAACGTTTCGAGTACAATCAGACTTTCAATTCAACTAACAACTTAAGGAGACACTAGCCAATGGAATACTCAATTCGTTGTCGTATTTGTAATGATATGGTACACGCGAAGAAGGCGAGATTTTTACCTACGGCGGTTAGTACGCATATCTTTGACGAGCATCAGAAAGAGACTCAATCAATTAAACGGCGTCTAGCAGAATTACAGCTTTTAGATAAGCTACGCATTTCAATCAAGAAAGACTTAAAGGAGCAATATGGATTTACAATCACAGGCACAGGCACATAGTTTCGAGCCTCACGGCGTTTATTGCGTTTCGAACGCACTCAGTTATGAGATAGAGCTTTCGAGCGACGGAGACGCTTTACGAGCCAGACGTACTTTATACAACGGAACGGTCGAAGTTACTGACTTCATCGAAATAGAGGCGGCAGACTTCGACAAACGAATAGCACGGAACGTCTTCGGTTTCGACATTGACCTATCTCAAGTTATGAGACTACACGGAAAACGATAAGATGGCAGGACGTAGAGAACTTATCGGAGAGACTTTAGAGCAAACAAAGAAAGACCTTTACCTTTTGCTCTTACAACTTTACAACTTCGAATACACACGAGACGAAGTTAAACTACTCGAAGCACTTATTACCGAACAGGAGAACAAGCAAGATGATAACAAAATCAAAGCCGGACAAACGTAAAGGCTTGGCAAGCGTCTTTAGCGTTTGGATAAACAAACGAATCAAAGACGGTAAAAGACAGTTCCAGAGCGAACAGGATATGCTAACGGCGGTCTACATAGCGAATCGGCAGGGGGCGGTAAAATATGCGAACCTTGAAGCACACGTTGAGCCTGAAAAACGATAGGCAAGTCTTGGTAGTCTCGGACTTCGCAGAGAAGCAAAAGGATACAGACGATTTGTTAAAGTATCTAGACACCTTTATTAAGCAAGCTAGTCCGAAAGAGCGTGTTATAGGCTTCGATACCGAAACTACAGGATTACGTCCTGAATCTGAAGACGAGCATATCCGGCTTTTACAGCTTTCAGTGAAGGTAAGCGATACGGAGTACCGAGCTTGTCTTTTTGATTGTTGGAAGCTGACTCCGAAGCAGACTCTTAGGCTAGGCAAGCTACTAGCTTCTAAGTCTATCGTTAAGGTCGGACAGAACCTGAAGTTTGACATTAAGTTTTTCAAGAAGCTTTATCACTCACAGCACGGATTTGGTTATCGCTTTGGTAAAATCTTTGATGTAATGCTTGCGGCACAAATTCTTTGTTTTGGGAATAAGGGCGGTTTAGACTTTAAGCTTTCGACTACGGCTTGGAATTGGTTAGAGTTAGAACTTCCGAAAGACGAACAGCTTTCAGATTGGTCACAGCCTATTCTATTTGACAGTCAACTTATGTACGCCGGAAGCGATGCAGTCGTTCCTCAGCTTATCCGAGAAGAGATGCTTCCGGTAATCGAACACGAAAAGCTCATCCAAGCCTGTCAAAACGACTTCGCCACGATTGAGCCTGTGGCAAGACTCGAATACGACGGCTTCTATCTTAACAGAGCTAGATGGATAGAAGAGTATCACAAAACCATTGAAGACCGAGACAAGTTGAAAGCTCGTATCTGCGAACTCCTTCCTTCAGGACAGCTTCGCTTGTTCGATGATATTGATACGTTTAATATAAGTTCTACCAAACAGCTTGCAGAACGATTAGCACTTCAAGGAGTCTCACTTCCTTTGACGGAGAAAGGCAATCCTAGTAGAGACGCTTTTCTACTCGAACAGATTATTGACGACCACGAAAGTATACCGCTTCTGATTAAGTACGCTAAAGAAGAAAAGCTACTATCGGCTTACGGGCTTGGTTGGTTGGATGACATCAACAAAACGACTAAGAGAGTACACGCTACGTTCAACATCAACGGAGCTTTAGCGACATCGCGATTCAGCTCGTTCGACCCGAATCTTCAGCAGATTCCGAGAGGCGACAGCAGAAGAAGTTGCTTTGAAGCAGAGAAAGGCAATATCTTGATTGACGCCGACTACTCGCAGATAGAGCTTCGTATCTTGGCACAGTTTTCTCGCGACCCTGTATTTATTGCAGGCTTTACGTCCGGCGAAGACTTTCACACTTGGACAGCTTCGCAGGTTTTTGACCGAGATATTGCCGATGTGACCAAAGACCAAAGAGAGTTCGCAAAGCGACTTAACTTCGGGCTAGTATACGGGATTGGGGCAAACAAGCTTGCAATGATGTTAGGTATTGAGGCAGAAGAAGCTGATGACTTGATGAAGGCATATTTTGATAAGTTCAAACGAACAGACGATTACTTACGACAAGCGGCACAGAAAGCGATTCGCTTCAGGAAAAGCTATACCGCTACGGGAAGGTTTGTCAAGTACATCTTTAGTAGAGACAATAAAGCGGCTACGGCGGCAGTCGGACGTAACGGAAAGAATATGCCAATTCAGGGCACTTCAGCGGAGCTGATGAAGAGAGCTTTACAGTACCTCTACGACGACATCTACGATAAGGAGCATATCAAGCTTGTAAACATCGTACACGACGAAATCATTTTAGAAGCACCGATTGAGATTAAAGAAGAAGTCGGAGCAATGCTCCATAAGAATATGGAAAAGGCAGGTAAAGACTTTATCGACCTTCTACCAGTTAAAATTGACGTAAGCTTTATGGACAGGTGGGCTAAGTAATATGTTTCCATTCTCGCTACAACAAACCAAACTACAGAGACTGAGAGCAGAGGGCTTGAGGTTGATTCGAGCACTTAAAGTACACGGATGCGACTTAGAGGCTATCAAGAAAGATGCGATTGAGTTCGAGTTACAGGTTTCTTTACTCGAAGGAACGCACAACGACTTAACCGACGCTGTATATACGGTCTACCAAAAACTCTATAAGAAGGAAGAGGCAAGGAGAAGACTCAGTGGAAAAACCAAGCATTGAACACAAATTTGGACTTAAGGTTATCTATTGTCCGAAATGTTTGTTCTATCGCGAATACAGGCTAGGCGATAGACAGGATTTGTTCGACCTGAAAGAAGACGCAATGAAGGAAGCGATTAGTAAGCACATTTGGGCTAAACCTTCTGATTGCTTAGAGCCGGAACTACACGTTGAAATATCAACAGTCTTTATAATCAAAGGAGTCAATTAAAATGGCATACGACCGCAACACCGCTTGGAGCATACTAAGACGAGCAACACTTCCGCAATCAGAACTCGATAAGATGTCTCCGGCTTTACGAGAAAAGACACTTTCGGAGAAAGTCTACTTGAACCATTTGTATCAAGTTAACGTTTCGGAGCTACAGATTCGTTTTGGCAATCCAGAAGAAGAGATTACCATCAAACAGCTTTCGATTAAACTACGGTCAAAAGAGATAATAAAGGACTGGAGACACTTTCAAGCGATAAAGAATCAACTCTGTGGTAAAGAGTCTCTTGCGTTTGAAATCTATCCGCCTGAATCTCAACTCGTAGACACGGCGAATCAGTATCATCTTTGGGTGTTCCCTTCTGACGAGCATTTTCCTTTCATCTTTGGAGCAGGTAGATTGGTGACGGAAGCCGAATCGAACGGTAGTAAGCAACGACCTTTCGAAGAGGCATTAAAACCGGATGACCTTCTTACACGCGACGAAATGGATACGAAGGTACGGGAGACTTTTGGGCTATGATATACCATAAGACTTGGCAAAGGAGTAGAAGAGTATGAGTAAGCAGAGAGCAGAGCAAATTTTTTACATAGTTCTAGGAGTTTGCTTCTTCGCAGTGGTCGGAACTATTCTTTACGGGCTATACCTTGCAGTGGTAGTAATAGATTAAATATATGACTGAACCTAAACACGTTGAAATAAGATTGTTCGGCACAGCCGGAGCAGGGAAGACTACGGAGCTAAAGTCGATGGTAGAGAATGCGGCTAAGAAGGTCGGCTCGGAGAATATCATTCTAGCATCGTTCTCGAAGACTGCGGCAAGAGAGCTTGTTTCTCGCGACCTACCCGTTTCAGACGATAGAGTCGCTACGCTACACGCTCACGCTTACAGAGCTTTAGGTAAGCCGGAGATTGCAGAGACTAAGGACTGGATAACAGAGTGGAATAGCTACGTTACAGGAAAGGCGGAAGACTTGAAGCTTTCGGGCGGAACGCCTAACGTTGACGAGCCTACAATGGAGTTCACTACTTCGACAACGGGGGATAAGCTTTTAAGCGACTACAATCTACTACGAGCGAAGCAACAGGATTCGAATCCGGCAACGTCCGAGTTTATGCGGCTAGACCTTAAATACTTCGCAAGGCTTTGGGAAGACTTCAAAGCTGAATGCGAGATTATGGACTTTACAGACCTTATCTCGACAGCCTTACGAGACGTAGAGAAAGCACCTAACAATCCTACGGTCGGCTTCTTCGATGAATGCCAAGACTTCAGCAGTCTAGAGCTTTCTTTAGTTCGCCGTTGGGCGGAAAGTATGGAATACGTTGTAATGGCAGGAGACGACGAACAGGCTATCTTCGAGTTCAAAGGAGCATCGCCGGAAGCGTTTCTTAAACCGGAAGTTCCTGACAATATGAAACGCATCTTGGGGCGGTCGTATCGCGTTCCGAGAGTGATACAGGAAAAGTCGCTTCAACTGATTCGGCAAGTCAAGTTCCGACAGGAGAAGAACTACGAGCCGAGATTCGAAGTCGAATACGAAGACGGTCGGAGAGTCTATCACGATAGCAGGATAGCTGAAGGACACATTGAATACTCGAAGTTCGGTTTTCAGAACAACCTAGACCCTCGTTTCCTTGTTGACGAAATGGCAGGGAAGTATCTAGACAACGGACAGACAGTTATGTTCCTTGCTTCCTGTTCCTATCAGTTGATACCTTTGACAAAGGCTTTAAGACAAGCCGGACTCGCTTTCCATAATCCATACCGCAAAGCTAACGGAGCTTGGAATCCTCTCGGACAGAAGAAGTCGGCTACTAAGATACAGAGCTACCTAATGGCAAGCGAACGCCTTCGGCTTGGCTATCCTGACCTACTGTGGTCAACTGAAGAGTTTATGAATTGGATAGACCTTGTTCGCGTCTCTGAAGTTCTGACACGCGGAGCTACGAAGAAAATAGAAGAGTACGGATACGAGCGATTGACCTACGAAGACCTTAAGCCGTTCTTCAAAGAAGAGAGCGACCTACACGGTTTTATCTCCGGTGATATGCGACTTCTACGACAGAAGGTTAAAGCCTCTTACGAAGGCAGATTGACTTACTTGGCACAGATAGTCGATACCTACGGCATCAACGCTATGTTCGACAAACCTCAAATTATAGTCGGCACGATTCATTCCGTTAAGGGCGGCGAAGCTGATACCGTCGTCATTTGTCCTGACCTTTCTCCACAGGGCTATGAGTCGTACAAGTCGATTCAAGGTAGAGACTCGGTAATTCGCCAGTTCTACGTTGCCGAGACTAGGGCTTTTCAGAATCTCGTTCTTGCCCGACCTTCCGGTAACAGCTTCATCGAACTTTAGAACTTTTTTTCGACACGCTCTAGGAGTCCGATAAATAGGAGCTTCCGAGAGAGAAAAAAGTTTCGTCTCTGGTAAAATAGTAGTTGACAATCGCTTGACAAATATGATACACTATAGCTTCATAAGAAGAAAGCTTATGAAGCCCTAAAGGGGCAGTTGAAAATCTGACGGATATTTGACAATCGAAGGAGATACACGATGATAGGCATATTAAAGCCCGAACCTAGCAAAGGCTTCTATAAGCTCGAAGAGCTGATGAAGCATTACCGAAGTCTTAACAAGCAAATAGCTACCATCTTGACCGACAGCAAAAACGGTGAAGACGAAGCAGATTTGAAAGACTTACGAAAAGAGCGACTAAGAACAGAGAAGTTAATAGCTTCTCGATAGCACGGAACGGAAGGCGACAGACCATCGCCTTCCGAATTTAGAACAGAGAGGATACAAACAATGACCAAAGCACGAAAGCCGAAAGGCTACAAGAAAATGAATGGCGGCAGTTGGATACGCAAAGAAAAGCGATTAGCGATTTACATTCGCGACGGCTTCATTTGCGTCTATTGCGGTACAGACCTTCGAGACGCAAAGCGATTCGACATCAACCTAGACCACGTTATATGCAGGGGCGAGAAAGGAAGCACGAACGACCCGACCAATCTCGTGACAGCTTGCAGGAGCTGTAATTCGAGCCGACAGGATAAGAAGCTCAAAGACTTCGCAACGGGCGGAGCAATCCTTCGCATTCGAAAGCTCGTTCGACGGAAGTTGAACATCGAACTAGCGAAAGCACTGATTGAAGGCAAGACCGGACAGTACGACAACTAACGACCCGATAGGAGACAAACACAATGAACACACTCAACTACGATGGAGACGCAATCACAGACAGAGAGCAGGAAGTCTTAGACAACCTGAAAGGTCGCAAGATGGTTTGGAGCGAAATGACAAACGAAGAGCGAATCGTGACGGTAAAGACTTGGAGCAACGTACAAGCAGCTATCGGACACCCAAATCCTTTGATTGAACAGAAGCTCGAAGAGAGCGTTCCTTTCAGTATCGACACGGTAAAGCTTAACGGCGACGAAGAGCTTCATCTTTTGATAGCACCTGAAATTTCGGGCGTTGTGCCTAGAACGATTACGGACGAACAGCGGACGCGATGGCAGTTCGCGGCAATCGAATTCATTCTTCCGAGTTCGGCAACGATACAGTTCTAAGACCACTAAAGGAGACAAACACGGATGGCACACGTAATCAATAACCTACACCGCGAACGAGTTAATCTCGTACAGACCAAAGCGGCGGCGAAGCGTTTCGCAAAGGAATACGGCATCATCGACCAAAAGTGGGGCGACTACACAATCCGAGCTTTCAACATCGTAGAGCAAACGAAGTCGGAGACAGATTCGGAGCGGTACGAGCACTACCTACTCGATATCGACACCAATACGATTTTCGCCTTTCTCATAGGCGGAAGCGGTTGCACCGCAAGTTGCACGGCGACAATCGAACAGTTGTTCAAAGGCGTTTTCACGAACTACAGACCTTTGGACAGCTTCAGCAAGAAGTGGAGCTTTCTATCGAGAACGAAGTTCCCGAAGGCAACAACCAAAGTTGACATCAGCATCAAGCTTCCAGTCAATACAGTACAAAAAAAGGAGACAAACACAATGACCTCAGCAAGAACATCGACAACCCTTCAACCGAGCTTGGAGAAGCGACAGGCAGAGCTTCTTGAAGTGAACACAGACCTCGAAGCAATCGACAAAGCGATGGAGACGCTCGAAGGCGGTAGGCACATCTACAACGCTTGGTGCGACTTCGATGAGTTGGCGACAGACCGGAAGGCGAACGACGTGCTTCGCTCTAACTTCGAGAAGGTTTCGAATGACATTGACGCTCTGATGGACGCACTCGAAGCACAGAAGGCTATCTACATCGAAAATCGCAAGACGGTCGAAAAGCTCATCGACGGACACCAAAAGGCGGCAGGAAAGCCTACGGGGGCGGTTATCACGAAGAAGAGTTCGTCCGGCAAGCTCAACTTCACCCAGTTTTGTCAAGAGCACGGCATCGACTTCCGCAAGCTCAAGAACGGAACGAAGGAACACAAAGACATTCTCGCACTCTTCAACGAGTACAACGAGACTTGGGCAGAGACGCACGGCGGAAAGCCGAAGGCAGAGTCTAAGCCGAAGGCAGAGCCTAAGCCGAAGGCAGAGCCTAAGCCGAAGGCAGAGCCTAAGCCGAACACTCCGGCGATAGACGTAGATGCAGTCAAGGCGGCGGTAGCGAAGACCAACGAAATCGCAAACGACTTGGCGGCTTATATGAAGACCGAGAAGCAGAAAGTTACGGAAGTGGTCAAGGCAACGACCAAGCGAAACGCAGTTCTGAAGCTTTCTCGCAATCGGGCAATCGAAGTCACGCACGAGCCGAAGCTCATAGTACGCAACGGAGACGTTGAAAAGACCTACGGGTATCGACGCTTCGACTACGTTCTGACGGCTTTGACGGCGTAACCTCAGAGAAACGGGAAGCTGTTTGACCGACAGCTTCCCTTTTAACGACAGCGATGGAGACAAACAAAATGGCACACGAAACTGAAATCAAGCAACTAAGAGCGAACATCAAAGCGATGCGAAAGGCGTTAACGCTTATCGACCTCTTGACACCTTTAGCGATGGATTCGGAAGAGCAGTTAGCTAATAGCTTACACGACTCTCCGATTCGAGCCGGACTCTTTGAGACAGCTAAAGAGCTGACAAGCACGTTTGACCGAACAGGATACGAGTATCTACACGCGATAGAGTACTTCGAGCGACGAATCAGGATACTACAGAACCTAGACCGAGACGAGCGGTACAAGGTCAAGGCAAGGCTGACAAAGAAGGTCGCAACACCGAAGGCAAAAGACAAGCCCTTACAGGTCACGTTCAGCCCTACGCACTACAAGGACAGCTACCGCGTCATTGTGGGCGACGAGCCTATCGGCATTATCCGCAAGGCAAAAGCTAAGTACGTTTCTGGAACGGCGAAGGTTTTCACGAAAGAGGCACTTGCTACTCGACAGTTCGTTAAGGACGGCTTGCTTCAGGTCGAAGACAAAGAGCTTTTCTCGACAACGAAGTTTAAGACTTGGGAAATCTACCGACAACCGAGCCAACGTTTTAACAGCTTTGGAGACGCGGCAGTAGAGCTTATCGCACAGAAGCTTCCTGAAGGCGTTAAGGTGACTCTATGAGACTACACAAAGCAAACCGACGAGTCGCACTAGAGCGACGAAAGCTACAGCGTATCTCGAAAGACCGACGAAGTACGCACCGGAAAATGGAATGGAGCATCGTAGGAGTAGTCGTTTCATACGCTATCTTGATGTTACTTTTATTGACACGTTAAGGAGACAATGATATGCCAAAAGCACTCAGCAACAGACAACGAATGATAGACCAGTTACAGGAATACATCAAACCTATTCCTGTTCCGGTAGACGCTTTGTTTTCAGCAGTGAGCGGAAGATTCGAGCTAGACATTATAGAGCTTGACGAACTCTTCAGCAAGTACGATGCCGATTACGACGCAGACAACGCTTCGTACAAAGGAAAGACTTGTTCGATGTCACAGTACGTAACACTCAAGTACGGCAAAGAAGCGAACGAGCTGATAAAGCGGCTGTTAGACTAAAACAAAAGGAGACAAACACAATGACGATACACGAACGCATCAATCAAAGAGCAAAGAAGCTCGAAATCAGGCAGACGATTCACCAACGAATCAACGAACACGCGGTTCGAAAGTTTTGGACGGAGTTTGACCAACTTCACGAACACTTAGAGATTGAAATGAGTATGGACGGTTCGGGCGACATCGACTTTCGAAGCTTCATTGAAGACAACGAGCGATGGATAGCTCGACGGCACGGCTTTCAGTCTCGCGAAGGGATGCAGGGCTTTCTCTATCGGACAATGTATCGAGCCGACTTTCTGACTCGACATCCGAGAGAGATTACGTTTCACGAAGCAACTAACTGGAAATAAGGAGACAAACACAATGAGTACAATAGATGAAATCGCGAGAACTGAATACGGCTATCCAGACCTTCGAGAGGTACAAGACGAGCACATTAAAGCTAACCTCAACGAGCTTACGGAAGGCTACGCTATCAACGAGTTCGGAGTCATCACTTCGGCAGGAAAGTTCGAAGGTGAGCACGTTGCGGCTCTTTACTTCTATGAGATATACGCTGAAGGCGGAAACTACATCGAAGCGGTTATTCAGCCTAGTGGAGCTGAAATGGACTACTTCCAAGTTACGGACTGCGACCGAGCACACTTTCCCGAATACCTTAAGGACACCGAGCTAGTTCGGTGTTGGGAAAACGAGTCCGGCTTCTTCTTCATACAGAAGGTGACGCGAGAGGTTATGGATGAGCACATCAAAGAAGCCGAAGAGTCTGTGGAAAACGACGAACTCTATCGACTTGAACGGAGGTATTAAATGACATACGACCCTAGATATCAGCTAGTACCGCTTCGAGTCGGCTTGAACATTGCAGACACGAGAGAGCCTAAAGGCAAGTTCGTTTGCAACTATCGCGGAGACGGTGTTCAAGTCTACGAAGCGATTGACAATACAGATAAGGAACTAAGGACAAAAAAATTCAACAGCTACGCCGATGCGATTGAATGGCTTAAAGGAGACAACGATGGAGACGACATCAAAAATTAACTATCCACACTTCGTGCAGTCAAAAGCGGAATGCGAGACGGACACGTTTAGGTTCTTTACAGAGGACGAAAGCCTTAAAGAGATTAAGCGGCTTTTTCCTGACGGGGCAACAAAAAAAGTTTCGGCATTCTACTGCAAGTTCGATGGTAGGTCGCTCGATGACCTTCCTGTCGGGTTTGTACGAGTTAAAGCAGTTAAAGAAAGCCTAGAGCTACTTAAAAAGCACGAAGCCGCAATCTCAGGAGTCTATAACCTATTACACGAAGGTTATCAGATTTTAATCGACGTTAATCGTCCGGCACACTACAAGGTAGTACGACTGAGTAAGGTCGGAACGTTTAGACGACAGTATGTAAAGCATAGGCTTCTGAAAAACATTCCGCGAAAGATTCGACCAATCCTTAAACGATACTTGAAGTACGTACAGGAAGCCCGCAAGCTGAATCAACAGTTATGGAAGGTGCAAGAAAACAATGATGACATTCGTAGTTCTTAAAGAGTTCGAGAGAGGTTTTCACATCAAACCCTTTCGCTATGAAGTTTACACGTTAACGATTTATTGGAACGGAAGTCTGTGGTTAAAGCTATCGACCAGTAGACGAAAGGAAAGCCAAATTAAAGCAATGAAAGAAGGCAATCGCCGATACAGGCGGTTAATGAGTTTGTTTACCACAGAGGTAATTGACAATGGCAAAATGGTATAAGGCAACAAAGCACGGACGGCAAGTAGTTCCCGTAACGGTTACGAGAGCTACACCGACAACTATCTACATAGACTTTCGGGGCGATGGAGTAGGCTTATCGCATCCGAAAGAGACGGAACATACGAAGTATTTTCCGAGCTACAAAGAAGCTTACAAACAGCTAGTAGAGTTTGCTAGTCGGAATCTTACGGAAGCTTTTAGAGCAGTAGAACGAGCGAAGAATCAGCTTGATGCAATACAGGCAAGCTTCGACCAAGTAGAGGACTAAGACCAAACAAAGGAGACAAACAAGATGATTGCAGAAATCAGAATTGACGATGGACAGACTTTAACGCTGAAAGACTATCAGACGCTTAAAGGGCTTGTACCGGAAGTAAACCTTCGACAGCCGGAAGACTTCGGCGGTTGGCTCAATGACCAAGAGAAAGCCGACTGCGTTACGGATGGCATATCGGAAGAAGACCGACTAGCGATTAAGAAGCAGGAAGCTTACGACAAGCTTCAGGCGGAAGGCAAGGTCGCGATAAAGACGGATTGGAATACAATCGCAGTTGATGTTGTCGAGCTTCTTCGGGCTTGTCCTACGGTTCGCTTTTCGGTACAGCGTAGAGTCTCGAAACTAGGTTCGGACAACGGACTTAATTCGGAAGTCATAACGCGGCTCTTCGACTTAACCGATAAGTACACGAAAGCACAGGAACTCTTCAACGAGAAGTGTAACGTACACATCAGCGGTAACGAGTTGATGCGGATTCGAAGAGTCGAAGTCTTTAACGACTTCTGCACCGAATCGCTACAGGATAAGCTTGACGAAGGTTGGCAGATTGTAGCGGTTTGCGTACAGCCAAACCAACGAAGACCGGATTACGTCTTAGGGATGACATCAGGGATTCAGGACTAGAAACTCGGATTTGACATAAGCTCAAATTTCGTAGTACACTTTAGGAGTTAGTTTAATTCAAATAGGAGACAATCAAAATGGCAAACACAACTAATGGTTACGAGAACACTAAAGCAATCAAAAGCTTTACACGGAACGGAATGACTCTTTCGCAGTTAGCGGCAGAGTTGAAGCGACAGAAGGAGACGAAGCGAGACTTCTTAACGCCTTCGGAGCAGATTGACTTTTTGTACGACACTAACAAGTCGTTTGACGTACAGGTCGGTACGTTCGGCAAGTTCGAAGCGAACGACCTTTTTCATTCACAGCTTTCGGCACACTACTCGATTCCGAAGCCTTACTACGAGCGGATTCGCTCGGACTATCCCGAACTTCTTCAGCAGACAGTTCAAGCTCATTTGAACAAGACGCAAGAGAAGCGAATGGTGCGGACGCTTGACGGACGAGCTAGAGCCTTCCTATCGGCAGGGTATCGTCCAATGGACAACGTTGACCTTATGCTTAACGCAGTTGTTCCGGCTTTCGGCAACGTTGATGACCTCAAGTTCGATTGCCAGATAACCGATACTCGAATGTACATCAAGGCGGTAACGCCTAAGATACAGGGCGAGATTCGGAAGGGCGACATCGTTGAAGCCGGAGTTATGGTTCGCAATTCGGAAGTCGGACACTCAAGCTTGAGCATTGAGCCTTTCGTTAATCGTTTGGTCTGCACCAACGGGCTTGTAATGAACGAGTGGGGAATGCGTAAGTTTCACGCAGGAAAGCGTAACGTACACCTTACCGAAGCCCAAGAGCTTCTTCTTTCGGACACGACCCGAAAGATGCAGGACGCTACGCTTTGGCTTGAGGTTCGAGACTTGATTACGGCTACGACGAATCAAGCATCTTTTAATTCGATGCTCAAGCCGATGCAAGAAGCCGCAGGAAACAAAATCGAAGGCAAGCCCGTTGAAGCGGTCGAAGTCGTAGCAGAGTGGTATGGCTTCAACGAAGAGCAAAAGACTTCGATGCTCGATAACCTGATTCAGTCGAAGGACTACACGCAGTGGGGCATCGTCAACGCAGTTACGGCGATGGCACACGACGAAGAGGACTACGACTACGCTACGGAGCTTCAGTCAATCGGCGGAGAACTCTTGCAATTGGAGAAAGGAGACCTTAGACTATTACTCACATCGTAACGGATGCTCTGTTTGTATCCTACCGTTACGGTACGGACGGTCGCGAGAGTTTGGTCACTCTATCGCGACCGTCCATCTTAATCAAATACAAAGGAGTAGTAAAATGGCAAAAGACAAAGAGCCTACAGAAACCTACGATTGCGTTAAATGCCCTTCGTTCTGTTGTACGGCTTACGCTTACGTTCAAGTCACACATAACGATATGAAGCTTATGGCTTCGCATCTAGGTATCACGCTCAAGCAGTTCCGAAAAAAGTATACCGACTTTTCGGAGCTAGACGAATCGCCGAACGAACGGCAGTTGAAGAAAGTTCCCGATGCACTTCTTAATACGACCTGCATCTTTCTAGACCAACAAACCCGACTCTGTGGTATCCACGAAGCTCGACCGGATGTTTGCAGGAACTGGACAGGAGTTGTTGAAGGTGACAAGAAGGTTTGTCACTACTTCAACCTATACAAATTTCTCGAAGACGAGCAAGGCAAACACTACCTTCCGCTCGTTCAAATCGAACAGCGAGTATGGAAAAAGAAAGACCGTCCTCGCTTGTAAAAGTTTTGTGACTGTGAGACAATGTTCTCACTGTTGCAAATGTTGACAGTAGACTAAATAAAAAATAGGAGTTAAATCAAATGGCAAACGCTAACGCTTCGAAAGGAGCATCAACAACGGGTACGAGTACGGCAACAGCAACGGAGACGGCTAAACGCCGTCGCGGACTATCGGCAGAGTCAAGACTTAAGCTTGCCTTGAATGACGTTATCTCGGTCGCGACCGAAAACGGCGGCGAAGGCTCGGAAGAGGTCAAGCAGGCTTCGGCTCTTTTGACATCGCTCGGTTTCACGCCACGTCCTTCGGCGGCGAAAGAAATCGCACGTCTTCAGGAAGAGCTTCAGAGTATCGACATCACCGCACCGGATTCGCAGACCCGTATCAACGAAATCTCGAAATCCATCGGCAAGCTCCGCAGTATCTAATCAATACAGCGGATTTGTTAGGGTATCTAGATAGGCAAGGCTTCGAGTTGAAAAGCTCGAAGCCTTTTCTCATTACAAATAGGAGACAAACGACAATGTGTATAATTTGTACGACCGGACAACAGGCGGCACTAGACTCTACAGAGAGATTAGCTAACATCCTCTCTAGTGCAATTAACTACCCTATCGCAAGCAATAGAAGCAGAGAACGGCTTAAGAAAGCGTTTGCAGAATTCGTTCTCGCAATTCACGAAGCTTACGTTGTTCCTCTTAAAGACGGAACAACTGAAGAAGAGGCAAGACGGGACTTCGAAGCTACAGTCGATACGCTTATTACCGCGCGGAAGAAAGAGGCAAACAAGCTCGCACTACTCTTTGGCGTTAACCCCGACGAACTTGAAGATATCATCGAACAGCTTCACGGAGAAGGTGACGACACAGCCATTCTTACAGAGGAGTTTATAAACTAATGGACAACGAGAAGTTTGACTTCAGTAAACGGCTAAACGAGAATCGACTACCAATGTTCGTTGAAGTCGTCGAAGAGATACAGAGACAGGTAGGCTTTAAGGTATCCTCTCGTGGTTGGTGCTACCTTATGGAGCAAGCCGGATACATCAATAAGTCGCAGTTCGATAAGATTGAAGACGCCATCAACAGATGCCGAAAGCTCGGTCTTCTTCCTGTGGACTTCGTAGCCGAAGAGACGGCTAGAGCTTTTCGAGGTATCGTACAGCCTTCCGATGGCACGGAAGCCGATACGCTTCGATGGATGCTCTCGGACGTTCTTACCGGCGACAAGTATTACATACCAGACTACTGGCACGGAGAAGAGTTCTACATTCAAGTCGTTGTCGAAAAGATTGACTTGATGACACTCTTCGAGCCTGTTTGTGCAGAATACAACGTTCCGATTGCGAACAGCAAAGGTTGGTCAAGTATCCTTCAACGGGCGGAGTACGCAAGACGCTTTCAGGACGCAGAAGACAGAGGCTTAAAATGCGTTCTACTTTACGGGGGCGACTTCGACGCGGACGGTCTTAGAATCTCTGACACGATTCGAGAGAATCTATTTCAGATACAGAACGTAAGATGGTCGGATGGGCGTTGGGGATACGAGCCACATAATCTTGAGATTCATCGCTTCTGTCTCGATTATGAGTTTATCATAGCCAACAGGTTTACTTGGATTGATAACCTTATAACAGGTTCAGGAAAGAATCTCGCTTCGCCGAAACATCATAACTTTACGATGCCTTACGTTCAAGAGTACTTAAGGAACTACGGCGAACGGAAATGCGAAGCGAACGTCTTAGTAACAGCTCCGACTGAAGCTCGACAGTTGATGCGAAACACTTTAGAGCGGTATTTAGGAGCGGACGCACTTGACCGATACAAAGCTAAACGTCAGACAGTCAAGACTAGATATCTACGACTACTTACAGAGTCTGGATTAGCGAAAGGTATCACTAAATTTTTAGACGACAACAACGATTAAGGAGACAAACAAAATGGCAAAACATTATATCACCTTCGGTTCGGCGGCTGACCATAACCATACGGTAGCCGGAACTCATTTCGGCTTCAGACGTATTGCCGAAGTTGAAGCGGCTAACGTCGTAGAAGCAAGAAGCATAGCTTTCAGGATGTTTGGCACAAAATGGTCACACAGCTACAGGTCAAAAGACGAAGCAGGAGTCGAACTTTTTGGGCTTACCGTAGTTCCTTTGACCGACGCAATGATTCGCGATGAGCTGATGAACAGAGAGTCGGAACATCTTGGCGATTCGATATACGCTAAGTATGACGGAACTCATATTATCCTTCAGACCTCTCGTGTAGTTCCTTCAAGAGCTATAGAGCCGCAGAGCGAAACTATCTATTTGAGGTCGGATGTTCTCGATAACTTAATTGACTACGCAAAACGAGTCCGCAAAGGAGAGTAACAGATGGCATTCAAAACATTTAAGCCGTATCCGGCTAAGATAGCGGCAGAAATAGCTCTCGAAGCTTTGAACGGTCTAGGAGTTTCGCTTCTTAAGAACAGGGATGACGATACGTTTTGGTACGCCGAAGAAGAGCTTGAAACACGTTACCGACACGAAGAAGCTAAGGTCGGCGACAACTTTTGGGATGGTAACAACGGCGATAAGCACACGGTTATCGCTATTGACCCTGAGAACGCTAGACTCGCATATCGTAACTTAGACCAATGCGAAGAGTTAGTATACATCGCAGTTTGGTAAGGAGAAGACGCATAATGAAACACTTTTACAATGGAGAGAACGGTTTTATGATTACATCGCTGATTCAGTATCAGGAGCTTGCGAACGGCTTCATCAACGAACAGCGATACGATGGAGTAATGGACTACCATACGAACACCGCGTTAGGACTGACAGGCGAGTCCGGCGAGTACGCTGACCTTATCAAGAAGGTACGGTTTCACGGACACGAGTACGACGAAGCTACGCAGATAAAGCTTGCGAAAGAACTCGGCGATGTGCTTTGGTACGTTGCTCAAGGCTGTAAAGCTCTCGGCGTGACCTTAGCGGACGTAGCGAGTTTGAACATTCAAAAGCTGACCGACCGACACGGCGGCAGTACGTTCTCTGAGCTTGCATCGAAGACTAAGGACGAAACGAAAGAAGCTCAACCTGTGGTAGACAAATCGCCTTGCCAACATCTTGGCATTTGGCGATACGGAAAGGATTCAGTTCGTTATTGCTCTGATTGCAGTGAGCCGATGATACCTCTCATACAGGAGCTTGAAGCCGTTAACGCAGTAAACTCTATTAAGCTTCAAGACCGAGAACGAAGTCTCTGTAGATTCGAAGACAAGTGTCTATCAGAAGAGTCTTTCAAAGCACGAAAAGCGTTAGAGTCTTACCACAGTTGGAAGGAGCGAAAGACGGGCGTAGTTGAAAAGGGCGATATCATTTGGCTACGAGAAAAGAAACAATCTCTCGGAGAGATTGTTGCCGGAGAAAAGTCTTCGGACACTAGAGGGCAGTTTGTAGACGCTGAATCGGTTTACGCTCTCAATCATTCGGTAAGTCTCTTCTACTGCGTAGCTCGGAGAAAAGTCTTTGTTGAAAAAGAAAACTACAACGACGTAAAAGAGTTCGCGAAAGCTATAGAGAACATACAGGAAGGTTACGTTCTAGTTCCCGTAGAGTCGTACGGAGACGACTTCCTACAAGGCGATGATTTGGCTTGGAATGCAGGTAGCGGAAAGTTCGAAGGTTTCGATGCTGGCTTCTATCAGAATAAGTGGCGGATTAAATCTTTCATCGCCGTTGTAAGGAAGTCCGAAGCCGTAGACTAAAAGTAAAGCTTAAGGCGGAAGATGCGACCTTCCGCCTTAAGCACTGTCTAACAGACAGTTGGAGTTGTCGCAAAATGGCTGTTTCGACTATCCACTGGAAAGCATAGCAAAAGGAGTAGTATAATGGCAAGTGAAAAAGTTGAGTGGTCACGTAAGACAGGAAAACTAAAGGAGTTATACGACCGGATGATAAAAAGACACAAGCTCGAAAAAGAGGTCGATGCTGATTTTGTTGAACTGCTTAAAGACCTTCCATTTCACGTATCCGCTAAGAAGAACTTGGGCGGAGCGAACAACTTGAACGAGCCGGACTGGTTCATCTGCGTCAATGGGCGGTTTCTAGTCATCGAAACCAAACGCCCGCCATCAACCTCTAAGCGAAAGAAAGTAGAGATACGCGAAGGTCAAAGGATACGAGCTAAATGGTGGCAGAGAGCCGGAGCTAAGTACGTAGTCTGTGATTCCGCAGAGCGAATGGTCGATGCGGTTCGAGAACTCTATCGCGAACAGCAAGAGTTGAAGGAACGACGAACAGAGGACACTTACTGATGAGAATACTACCAAACAAGCCGGACAACACAAGAGTAGTTGAGCTTCATATCGAGTTAGAGATACCGCCGCAGATAGCTTCGTTTCAAGTTGACGAACGGATACTATCTCATTATCTAAGACGTAAAGAATCGGCAAAGCTTAAAGGAGAGATACGGACTAGAATGGTCGCACAGGTCTATACCTCTTTGAGCAATGAAGTACTTCTTTTGGTGGACGAGGCATTAGAAAAGGAATGGCATCTGTTGAACGAATACTTTCCGAATGCCTTACCTATTGAGGTTAACGAAGAGAAGCCCAAGAAGACGGTTCGATGCTCTAAGCAGTTATCACAATCCGAGCTTGAGGACTTAAGACAAAAACTTTTAGCAGACTTAGGAGCAATATACTAATGGCAAACAAAGAAGAGACTAATCCTTTCAAGATGCTTGAAATGCAAATGACGATTGACGATGTACTTGACTGGATACAAGAGAACGAGCCTTCGTTCTTTGACAGCGTTAAGACACCGGAAGAGCTTACAACAAAGTTGATGCTTTTCAATCCGCCAGAAAAAGACCTGACACGAGATATCATCGAGCCTCTAGTCGTTAACTGGTGGAAAGAAGGCAGTCTACTATAAAAAGTCTATGAGTTCTGAAGAACAAAATCTCATCCTAAAGCTTAACACTTGGCGAATCGTGTCCGACAGCGTAGCGGCATTTTCTATCGCAAAGCGGACATCCGGAATCTATGAGCTAACGGTTATCTTAAAGACAGGCTATGAGATAGTCGAAGAAGTTTCGCGAGAGGATGCTATAGAGTTTGGGAATAAGTACATTGAACGGATGAATGAGGTTTACGGACTGAAAATGGCGACATACAAGGAGAAAGACGATGGCACAAGCAAAAGTAACAAGAGAAGAGTTTGACAAACTGACGCCTATACGACAAGGCGGAGTCGTTTATATGCAAGGGGGCGTGAACGACGAAATACCGAATAGCAACCCTTACGAGAAAGGAACTAAGGAGTACGCCGAGTTCGATAAAGGCTACAACAAAACCGCAGAAGAAAATAAAGGAATCGAGAGTTGATATGAGAGACAAGGACTTTGAACTCTGTGCAGGATGTAGGCAGTATCGCGTACCCAAGTACGGAGTTATACGTAAACATAAAATCCGAGTTGTCGGGATTTTAGTCGATTACAAGCTTTGTAGAGAGTGTGACGACGAGTATCGTAGCGGAGAAGAAAGCGTAGAAAGTCTCCGCAAACAGATTAGTGACAACGTAGAAGAGTTCGTACTAACGCAGGCGTTCGCTCGACAACTCGCCGACCGTAGAGCCTTTGCCCCTTGTGGTAAACAAAGCACTTAGATAAAAAGAAGGCTACCTAGAATGTATCTAGATAGCCTTCAGTCCTATTAAGCTCGGTCAAAAGCCGAAGAGACTAACGCCTCTTCTTCGCTCCTTTCTTCGCTCCTTTCTTCGCTCCGGCCGCTTTACGTCCGCCCTTCTTCGAGCCTTTAGCTCCGCCACGACCTTTCTTGCCGCCGCGACCTGCTCCACCAGTACTTCTTGCACCCATAATGGTTATCTCCTATCTATCGTCTGATTTACAGAGTTCAAAGCAAGGACAGAATACGACCTTACTCTGCGGCTTGTCAAGCCGACAGCGTAGCTCTTTCCGACTCAGCTAAATGTTCGCGATGCTTACCGTGCATCAAGGTCTTTTCGTCGGGAATCCACAGCCATTTTTGCTCGGCACAGAGATTCTTGATTACGTTTCCGCCACCATAAATCATATAGATAATGTCGTCGGTTTCAGCCTGTTCACAGCATCGAGCGAAGTTAGTAAGATATTCTTTCCGAGTGTGTTCTTCGTCTAAGAAGTTGTTTCCGCGATTGCAATAGCTTCGCCAACCTTTAGGCACTCCGAGAAAGTTAATCTCTAAGAACTTCGGATTGACGCAGACATCGACCATCGTTCTAATGCCCTTCGATTGCCAGTATCGGGCAAGCCAACGTTTTCGGTAAGTCTGCCAAAGACCGTGAGCAATAGGATACTGCATATCGGTCGAAAAGTTGACTTCGACAACGTTAGCTACACGCCATTCGACAAGTAGATTTGGATTCTTCCAGAACTTCTCGAACGTAACGTCTTCGGCATAGAAGGCAAGCGTTCCGACCTCGCCTCTTGGAAGAGCTTTTGCAGTCCGTTGCATCGAGTAAATCATAAACGGAAGCTTAATGTCTTCGACCTGCATCTTCAGGTCAAGAATTGGAATGTCGTACTGAGCTTCAGCCGGAAACAAGGTTTCGATGGTTTGAACGCCGTGAACATTATCGAGAGCTTCGGCTTTCACACCATCTTCGAGACGAGCAGCGACTTCTTCTTCAGTAGGGGCATCTATCTCTTCCGCAGGAATTACCGGATTCTTGTTCAATGCGAAGCCCAAGTTCTCTAGGTCGTCCGTTCCCCACAGAGTTCCGGTTAAGCCCAAGTCCGTCTTATTGAGTTCGTCGAGAAGTGCGTATACGTCTTCGTTCGAGTATGAGCCATAATCCGAAGCCGTATTGTCCGCCATAATGATACGGAGAGCTTCTTCGTCGTTGACCTCAAGGACGTTGATTGTGACCTCTTTGTATTGAGAGAACCCTGCTTGATAAAGCTCTTTCAATGCCTTCCAAGTATGATTACCCTTCAGGATGTATCCGGTCGAATCCTGAATGAAAATTGTCGGGTAGTATCCGTTGGTCTTGATTGAATCTTTGATTGCGGCTATGTTGCCTCTTCGCGGATTCTTAGGGTGTTGTCGTATGTCCATCGAGTCGATAGGAACTACTCGTTGCACGACTGGTAAACCTTCTTTCATTTTTGCTCCTTGTTTGCTATAGTCTTAGGGAATACACCGAAACCCTAGCTCAAGGATTGTAGCAATATATGGCACAGAACGACAAGGTGAACAACGTACTTTTCGAGATTGAACGGCTTACGGAAAAAGATAAAGAAGCCGTCCTTCAAGCTATTGTGCAATCAAAGTACGAAAAGACTTTAGAAGAGCAGGTTTCGCTTAATAAAAAGAAGTACATCGGAAGACCTTCCAGAATGCTTCCGCACGTTACAGAAAGGCTATTGATAGCTCTTCGACAAGGGGCTTCTATCAATATGGCGTGTAAATTCGCCGGAATATCGTTTGACCTTTTTAACATTTGGAGTAAGAAAGCACGAAGCTATCAAGATACTCTTCGACAGGTTGTTAAGAAAGAAGCAGAGTTTGAAGCTCTTCCAGAAAACAAAGGAAAGTCTTATAAGCTAACGCCTTACGAGAAGTCTATCGTTGAAAGACCGAGCAAAGAGGTCATCGAATGCGTCGAGTTATTCCAGCTCATAGACCAAGCGATAGCTGAATGCGGTATCCGCGACTTAGGCTATATTACCAAAGCGGCGGCAAATGGAGCTTGGACAGCGGCGGCATTTAGACTCGCTAAACGCTTTCCTGAAGAGTACGGAGCTAAAGCAGAAGAACAGGCTAACATCAACGTTAACGTTGGATTCAACTACGTCGAAGTCAACAAAGCTATACCGATAGCAAAGCCGAAGGACTTCAAAGAAGCGGAACGGCGAAGCCTCTCAGCGGCGGAGCAAGGATATATAGAGGTAGACAGTACGGACGTTAACTAGGCTTGACACGACGGCACAGCTTTGGTAAAGTCATAGCGGAGTCACATCCTATCCTCTAACAAACCAATTCGAAACAGCCAAAACGTAGTAGGTTGTAGTAGGTCAGTAGTAGGTTTTCGACCTACTACTTTTTTTTACGCCTAAGTCAATGAATACGGGGCTTTCAGAGCACCGGACGTTTAACACACCCGAACCCGATACAGGCATAAATCCATACAAACAAAGCAGTTAACACGTTTAACACCGAAAACATAGTAGATTTTCTATAAGGAGCAGGGCAGTTTTTTTTACGAAAAAAGACATCGACCAAGTATACTACACCTACTAGAGTCAATGAATACAACAAGTTACAGCTATTTTGAAACCTACTACACCGGAAACCACAGGAGAAATCAGAGTATGCTCGCGCACAGACAAGTCAGTAGCGTTTTTCTGAAAAAAGGAAACGGCTCTCGCGTATACTAGGCTATTACAGTTTCCCGACGTCACCGGCTCTGTGGTAAACTTCGCTTCGATTATTACAGACAGCTATGAGCTTCGATACGACCTTTACACGGATAGACAGTTACCACGAACTACATCCGACAAGAGCGGAGTTACGCGAATATACGGCGGACGGCGGCTTACGTCTCAACTTCCACGAAGGGCAGTTAGAGGCTTGGGCTTCGCAGTCACGCTTCATCGCTATTATCAGCGGAACGCAGGGCGGAAAGACTTCGTTCGTACCGCATTGGCTTTTAAGAGAGATAGCACTCAGAGGGAACGGAGACTATCTATACATTACTCCGACCTTTACACTACTAGAAAAGAAAGCACTACCTGAGTTCCTTGAGGTTTTCGAAGCACGCGGACACTTAGGTAACTGGAAAGCAGGCGGTATGAAGTTTGTTTTCTCTGAAGCAGGTATGAACTTTATACACGGGGAAGGCAACTACGACCCTTTACGTCCGACAACGGTTTTCTTTGGACACGCACAGAACCCTGATTCGTTGGAATCAGCGACGGCGAAGGCGGCAGTACTCGATGAAGCCGGACAGAAGAGCTTTAAGCTTGACAGTTGGTTAGCTATTCTTCGCCGACTATCGCTTCATACAGGCAGAGCATTAATCGCGACGACACCATACAACTTAGGTTGGCTCTATACGGAAGTTTATAAGCGTTGGTTAGCAGGAGACCCTGATTATCACGTTATCACTTTCGCATCTACGATGAATCCTAATTTTCCACAAGCGGAAATGGATAGAGCAAAGCGTTCAATGCCTAAGTGGAAGTATGAAATGTTTTATGAAGGCAAGTTCTCTAAACCGGCAGGACTTATCTTTGACACTTTCGACCGGAAAACCAATGTGATTGAGGACTTCGCTATTCCGCACGATTGGCTACGCATTATAGGAATCGACTTTGGCTCGATTAACACCGCAGGAATCTATTGTGCAGTTCCGCCTTACTTCTTCACTCTAGACGACAACGACCGAGACAGGCACATATACGTTTACAGAGAGTATCATCCTCGCAAAGAAATGATGATTCAATCGCACGTAAGAGATATGCTTCGCAAAGAGTCTACTAAGGCAAAGTTCCTAGCATTCGGCGGAGCGGCTTCAGAATCACAATGGCGAAGAGAGTTTAAGCATCACGGACTCAAGATAAAGAAGCCGATGATACATAGCGTCGAAGTCGGACTCGATCGAATGTACGCTTCAGTCACTCTAGGACAACTGAAAGTCTTCGAGTCGTGCAAGCTTTTGATTGAGCAGTTCGAGACTTATAGCAGGGAAGTCGATGAAGCGACCGGAGAACCTCTAGAAGGCACAATACAAGACAAAGAGACTTATCACCTATTAGACGGATACCGCTATGCCTGTAGCTTCCTTAAAGACCCTCGAAAACGTTGGACAATGGAAGACTTCAGCAGGCTCAATCCGGATTCGTACATCAACGAAGACTTAGCACTTGAACCATTCTCAAAAGACCTCTATACTTCTGACAGAGACTACAAACGTTATTACGACGAACAGAACGGAGTGATAAATACCGATATTGACGGTGATGAGGACATCTACTAATGCCAGCAAATAATCCACTAAAAAAGATTCCGCAGTTACTAGGCTTTTCGACCAAAGATGAGACGAGTCTATCGAACGACGACCTTGTAAGCATTGACGAGCGTAGGCAGATTTTTAAGGTTAACGAGTCTTATTACAACAACAACGTTTATGACCGATTGATTGACGGCGGAGCTTTAGACTTCATTAACGACTTTCTCGGAGAGGCAAAGGCTAACGACCTTAAAGGCATATTCAATCCGATTAAGCGAATAGTCGAAGTCTACGCACAGAACGTCTTCGGCGGAACGTTCGGACAGGAAATCAGGATAGCAGATGAAGTAGATGAAGGACAGCCGATTCATCCTAACCTGAGACAGTACGCCAAACAGGTCGCGAAATGGTCAAACTTCGACCAAGAGCTTAAACATTACGTTAGGCTTGGGGCGATGCAAGGTACGGTCGGCATCCGAGTAGTTTCGAAAGTCGGAGCAAACTTTCCCGACGACGACCCTACACAACGTCGAGTCTTCTTGGAGTTCGAGCACCCGACTACTGTGGTAGACGCTCAGAGAGATAAACGGGGCAACGTTAAGTCTCTTATAACGGAGTACATCGTTTCACAGGGCGAACTTACGTTGGACACGTTCGGGAAAGGAAGCAAGAAAATCAAAGTCAAAGAGCTTTTGACAAAGGACTTCATTGAAAAGCGAACACAGTCCACAAACGGCATTCTTTCAATCGTGCCGTTTAAGTTCGGCAACAGGGAACTTCCTAAACTGAAGAATCAGCTCGGCGTAGTTCCCTACGTCATCGTACAGCACGAAAAGAAACAAGGACTCTTCGGGGCTTGGTGCTTTAACGGAACAGAAAGAAAGATTGATACGGTTAACGCCTTATCAGCCCACTTAGACCGACAAATCATTCGGCACGTTAAATGCGTTTGGACGGTAGCAACGGCAGGAAGTCCGCCTACGGAGTTTAAGTTCGCCGGAAACAACGTAGTATGGTTTGAGCTTGATGAAGGCACTTCAGCACCGGCAATACAGCCGATGGTTGCCGGACTTTCGCTTTCGGAAACAATTGACAAGATAAAGATAATGCTTTCCGAGATTGCAGACAGTCAGCCTGAGTTAAAAGCTACGGACGGCGAATACCTTTCAGGACAGTCCGGAGAGACTATCGCACAGCTACGACTTCCGGCGGAACAACGTATTAAGTCGGCACGAACGATTTATGAAGACGGACTTATTCGAGCAATGAAAATCGCCTTTAGTTGGGGCATCCTTCTTGGAATCTTTGACTTCGGTACGGGAACAGGAACACGCGAAGCGGCAGATGCGGCATACAACAGCGGAGCACTGGACTTCAAGTTTGAGGACAGAGACGCTTTACCAATCACTAGACAGGAACAGTTGGATATCGCAACGAAAGAGGTAGAGCTTGAGTTACTGGAGTTAGACGCAGGTATTCAATCCGCATCGCTCGCCGACAACATACCAACATCTATAGCCGAAGGCGACGACTATGGTGTTATAGACGAGCCGGCAATAGCGGAGCTTGAAGATGATAGCTAACGACAATACACAATGGAGCGTAGTAGATGCGGAGACTTGGGTACACCTACTACCTGACTCCGATATAGCTTACCACAGGCTTACAGTGTTCTGTGCCTGTCGTCCTGAGCCTCAGGCGTTTCAACGGGGCTATAAGAGAGGGCTAGTTCACAACGCTTTTGACGTTCGCGAAGTTTTTGGCGTAAAGGATTGCATAGAGCCTTTCTCTTCGGAGCTACCCGTTGGATACGATGCAGTCTTTTTTTCGTCTTTACAGCAATAACACGACACTATGAGTCAAGACCTGAAGAAGCTAGTTAAGCGGACAATTATTGATTACAAGACCTACTTCAAAAGCGAAGACGTAACAAGCTACGCAAGAGGTAGGTTTGGTCGTACAGCTAAGACGCTTACACCTGAGCAAGTTCGTAAAATGCTCACAATGATTAACGCAAGGCTTAATCAAGTATTCGACAATCTTGACTCGAAAGCTAGACAGACAGCTCTAGACACTCTAGGCGGCGACGAAGCTCTGATGCGGCGGTTCGTCCGGCAAGACAGATTCGCGTTAACGTTTTCGCAGAAGTTTCAAATGAGCCGGAAACGGATACGGAAGCTAATAGCCAAACGGGTACAGGAAGCTTATATCAAGTCGAAGAAAGAGGCAACAAGCAAAGAACTTCTTGACCTAGCACAAGAGACTTGGGAAACGACAGCGGAGTTCTCGAAGTTTATCGCATACGTAGTAGCAGATGCTTGGAACTTCCGAGAGCTTAATAACGTTATATCGGACTCACAGACAGGAATGTTTGAGATTCGATTATCGGACAATCACGAGCATTCGGATATCTGCAACCTATACGCCGGAATCTACGAGAACGACGATGACGTAGACCTTCCGCCTTATCATCCTTATTGTGTCTGTATCGTTGTAGCGGTGACAGACCCTTCTTCGCGTCCAACAAAGAAGACGAAGCCAACACGTAAAGTTAAGACAGTCTTCGAACGAAGAGACGAAGAAGCTCGCAAGCTTAAAAAACTTGAGCAGGAGTACGAGGATTGGTACGGCATTAAGTTCGACCTAGAAGGTATGGACTACAAGATTGCAAAAGAGACTCTTGAGCAGTTTGACTCTTTAGCGGCGGAGTATCCGAATACGGCGGCAAGACTTACTTACATCGGAACATACCAAAATCCAACGAAGAAACCATACTACGGTGGCTTTCAGAATGGAACAATTGCACACGCTACGGCGGACGGAAGGACTATCGCTTTCAATCCTCAGTTTTTCGGCGATGCCGAAGAATTCAAAGCAACGAAAGACAGGCTTCGTAACACTAACTGGTCTGTTCAAGACGGTTCGTTTGGAACATCCGTTACGCACGAGTTCGGGCATCAGCTAGACAACTACGCACAGTCTTTACCCGACGAAATCCCTGTGGCAGACTATACGATGGAGTCTGGCGTAGGCGAGTACTGGCACATAAGAGCCTTACATTACGAAACCTATAAGAACGCACCAAGCGACTATTCTCTATCCGAGTACGCTACTAAACCTTCAAGGTGGAATTTTAAGTATCCTTACGCTGAAGCTAGAGCAGAGTCTATCGCGGCGGCTTGGCATAGAGCAGAGAACGACCGCACCGAATTCGATAAAGCCGTTGAAAAGTTTTTAACAGCTTCGGACGAGTGGACGCCGGAATGGACGGAACGAAGTGATTACGAGTACTTTGAAGACGCAGAAGATAAAGAAGCGGCTAGACAGAGCATAGTAGACACTTACGCACAGTTTGGACTAGAGATATTTATAGACAGCGAAAATCGCGTATACGTTAAACGCAACGGAAAAATTTACTTGACAACGGAAGGCGGAGAACACGACAGACTCGTTTACTCCGAGAAACACGGAAGCTATGGAGCAAGTCTAACAGACGAGCTTAAGAAGCTTTTCAAGGCAAAACTAGACTAGATTCGACCCTTACGGGGGCGAGAGGGCAGGGATTCGACCCTTAATCACATAAAACGAGTCGTAGACGCTACGAGAGCTTGACAAGAGCTGTTCGATATTCTATAAAAGGAGACGTTAACCACAATGGCTAACATTAACAACCCAAAGCCTACCAACCACGCTGACACGTCCGACAGCGACAACAAACCGGATGCTGACACGGCAGGCAAGAAAGCAGGCGGAGCAAATGACTCCGATAAGCCTTCTACCATTGAAGAGCTTTCGCCGGAACTACAAGCAGAAGTCAATCGAAGATTGGCGGCGGCTCGAAGAGACGGTGAAGAAAAAGGCAAGAACAAAGCGAAAGAAGAAGCCGAACAGCAGACGGACGCGGAACGCCAAAAACAGCTCGAAGAGAATCAGGAATACAAACCTCTCTACGAACAGTTAAAGGCAAAACTCGAAGACGCAGAGAACAAAGCAAAAGCCGTAGAGAAAGCTAACTTGGCATTAGAGGTCGCTTTAGAGAAGAAGCTTCCAAATCCGCAACTCGCGGCAAAACGTCTAATAGGCGAAACCCGCGAAGAGTTGATGGAAGACGCAGATGCTCTATTGAAAGTTTTGAAGAGCGATGAGCCGCAAGCAAACCCTGAAGCTGATAAAAAGGCTAAAGCAGATGCAGAGGCGAATCCGCCTGCAACTTCAGAAGGCGGCGACAGTACTGATAGCACTACGCCGACCGAAGAGATTGAAGACGAAAAGTACGTTGCTCAACGTAGTAGCGACCTTTACAACTTCTAATCAGTTACAAAATTCTAAAGTGAGGACATAACATTATGGCAGAAATTACTAAAGACGGCTTGCCTTCGCTATGCAGTCAGCTTCCGCCACACGCTCACCGAATTCCTTTTGACGGTATCGACGATACGGTCAATTGTCTCGGCGAAGACGTTGTGGCAGGAGATATCTGTTGCGTTCACTCGGACGGTCTTGTCTATAAGACGGACGCGACCGGAGACGCACCAGTAGCGGATGCGGCTTATCACGGAATGGCGGCACAAAGCCTTTCCGAAGGCGAACCTATTTCGCTTGTGTGGGGTGAGCGGTTTTCTTATGCCGCTAATTTAACGCCGGGCGAGTTCCTTTACCCTTCCGGCACTGTTGCAGGCGGCTTGGCGAATACGCGAGCTTATGACGGTCAAATGCCCGTTGCATTTGCAATCAACGAAACTGATATACAGCTTCTTCCGCCTAACAGCGGTTTGGATACGTATCTTCAGGCGGCGGCGGCAAACGCGGCACAGGCTTTGGTCGCTCTAACCGATAATACCGGCGGAACTGCTAACGGTACGTTGGCGGCAATTTCGGTATCTACTCCGGCTGACTTGGCGGCACAGGCTACCATCAACGGAATCATTCGAGACAACTTCGCTGATTTAGCGGCTAAGGTTAACGCAATCATCGCGGCTCTCAAAGCCTAATCGGTGAACGCACGGAATTCAATCTAAACAAACACGGAGATAACGACTTATGGCAAACTACAATAAGAAAGGTACGATGGACGTTCTATCGCTCATCGTATCGCAAGCCGAATTAAAAACCGTTACCGAGTTTGGTGAAGACAAGCTGTTTCAGGGCATTGATGAGTCTCTTCGGATTCATAACATCATTGCTCAGGAACTGTTTGACGAGTTCTGCGAGGTTACGACCGACCAACTTCGACGTTGGGGCGGAGAGATTACTCGCAGGATGGGGCGTTTGGACGAATACGGTGCTACGGATACTCAGAAGAGTATGCTTGCATCGGCAAACGTCGGCTTCCCTCTTCACCAATACGGTGACTCTTTGCAGTGGACACGAAACTACTTTCTCAACCTTACGGTTCGAGACTTGGTTCAGCAGTTTCGTGCCATTCTAACTGCTGACCTTCAAAATCTGTTCTATCAGATTAAGAAGGCGTTGTTCAATCCTTCGAACAACTTGACGTACGTTGACCGTCTTACGGACAGCGTAACCCTTCCGCTTCGGGCATTGCTTAACGGAGACGGTACGCCGATTCCACGCAATCCGAACACCGGAGCGACCTTCAACGTCAACTCGCACACGCATTATCTTAATTCGGCGACGTTGACGAACGCGGCAGTTCAAGCCGGTATTGATAACGTACTCGAACACGGAACAAAAGGACGTATTCGACTCGTAATCAACACGGCAGACGAAGCCGCGTTTACGGCTCTGACAGGCTTTACCGCCTATCAGCGACCGCAAATCGTTCTCGGAGCGAATACGACCTACGCAACGGGCGGAGTCAACGACCCGTATCGTCCTGAAAACCGACCTATCGGCATTTTCGGAGCGGCTGAGGTTTGGGTAAAGCATTGGTGGATTCCGAACTACTTCATCGTTTACGATACCGCACCGGAACGTAAAGTTCTTGCAATGCGTAAACGTGCAGGTTCGCCTCTCGCCGGATTCGGCGACCTTCAGCTCGTTTATGACAACGAGAACTTTCCGCTTCGTGCTAACCAGTATATGCGGGAATTCGGAATCAGCGTCAATGACCGTTCGGCGGCATCAATCACGTACATCGGAAGCGGTGGCGTTTACGTCGAGCCGACGATTTCAGCACCGTTCTAAGGCTTTGTCTAGCTTTCATTGGTTTGAGAGCTAGACACCTTTTTAGAAGGTAATAATTCGCAAGGAAGGTATAACAAAAATGGCAACAACAAAAAGAACAGTGGCAAGCGGTAGCGGTTTACTAGAATCAGGAGCAGTCGGCTTTTCAAACGTGATGAACGTTGAAGGCGGCATTCCTGAGAACTACAAGCCGGAAATCGTTTTCCGCAACTCTCGTGGTAAACTTGTCGATGC